TAAAAGATATTCTTATTGTTGACGTACTTGCAGCTCCAGCAAAAGTTTTTCTTTCAATAAGACCTATAACTGTTTCTTTAGTTGATGAGTCAAACATTTCTACTAAAACATCTTCAGTACCTAAATCGTGTACTATAGCAGCTTTTTTACCTGATACAAAACTAGAGTTAGATACGTCTATTGTTGAGTGTACTGATCTAGCAGCTAACGTGTCAGGAGTTAATACCTTAGAAGCTTCAACACCAGCTATTGCTTCGGCAGCATTTGCTAGTTTAGTAATACCAAAAGTACTAGCATCAGCTGTTGGCAGTGTTCTTGTAGCATGAGCTGTAATAACACCATCAGTCATTGTTAATGTGTCAATAACATCTACACCTGAAGTATCAATATCAGTGTCAGTACCTATTTGCGTATTATATGTACCAGAAGCTTGTTTACCATTTATTTGCGTTTGGATATCTGATGTTACACCATCTAAATAGTCAAACTCAGTTGATGTCACTCCTGTAGCTCTTAAATCTTTAGCGTAGTTTAAATCGTTGTGATCACCAGTAAAACCATCTATTTTATTTATTTCAGCAGGAGTTGCTGATATTGTTCCACCAGCAGCGTTCGCTAAAAGAGCAACGTGACCAGATAAATTTGGTAGTGTTATTGTTTTATCACTACCAGTTGCATCTGAAGCAGTAAGTTTTATTTCATGAGCATCATCTGTGGTACCTTCAAATTGTATTGTATTATTTTCTACAACTTGTACAGTTTCATTTTGTACTGTTTGCGTTCCAGAAACTATTAAGTTACCAGGAATCGTGAATGTATCAGAAGAATCACCAATTGTACCAGCACCACCAAAACTAGCGTTTAACGCTGTTTTAACGTTTGCAGTATCAGTTACATCCGCATTGTCTTCAACAGACTCTACAGTTGTTTTATGTGCGTTTGTGAAGCTATTTGCTGTTTGAGAAGCTACTGAAAAATTTAACTTTCCAGCACCAACACCACCGTCAGTGTAAGTTACACTAATACCACTTTCAGTACCACCAGTTACCATACCACCAACGATATCTTGAACCTCTTCGTTCGTTAGTTGATGTGTATCAGTCCAAGGTACGTTTATAACACCTTTACCATTACTATCAACTTGCAAGCCGTATGTTCTACCATTTACAGACGTAGGATCAGCGGCGGCATTTACTGCTTGTACTGTAGAGCTAAATAGCTTTATTGTACCAGCACCCGTAGCACTTGCTGCGCTTGGAGCAGAACCAGTAATAGTTATTTCAGCATCACTAGCTCGTGACACTGTTACGGTTCCAGCACCTGAGAACTTTATGTCATCAGTAGTATTTGATCCAGTTGTTGGAGTACCTGTTAATCTTAATAGTATACCCGAAGAATCTACTACAGATTGTGAGAATACCGTATTGTCATCACTAACATCGGTAGATAGCGTTTTAAACCCTGTGTTACCAGTCTCTGCGCTATAGTACTTTAATTTGTGATCACCGGAATCGTAGTAAAACGCACCGGCTGCAGCGGTAGGAGCAGTGCCCGTAACGTGCATTTTAACATTTTTTAATTCCTGTCCACTTAAGTCCAGGTCATGGAGAAATTTAATTGCCATTTTTGTTTGTTTGTTTAGTTGTTAGTTTGCGTATACTATACCAGAATTTAATGTGGAAAAGAATACTTTTGAGTTATTTTTGTTTGTATGTGAGTAAGGTACGATTGCAACATCCCCAGTACTTATCTTTACAGCTATTGTTGGAAATTTACCTAAGTTATGAGGTATTGCTAATTCATATTGGTTATTTACAAAACTTAAATCACTTGTGGAAAAAGTTTGTTCATACTCTTTATCTTGAGCCCCTGAGTATAATGTTACGTTATAATACACTCCAGTTATAAAACCTAACCCAGAAGAATCGTTATTACTATTTAAGTGGTTAAGTGTTAAATTATAAAAATCAGTACTACCAACTTGGGATATTGCCGTAACTTTATATACAGCAAATATGTTTTGGTCTTGGATCTGACTTATTACTATTTCTTTTTCTAAAAACGTATTTAAAACAGTTAGAGTATTTTTCGTACCATTGTTAGGAAATGCACTAACTTGCAGCGAAACGTTTGATGTTGGAAAAGGTCCAGTAGGAGTATTATTGTTGTTGTCTTTTAAGTTACCTGCCTGTAAGCTTGTATGGCTATATTTGTAAGGTATATTTGAGTGCACACCTAATACGTTGGTTTGAGATAAAAAAGCACCAATATTATCTAAAGAGTAGTTTCTTGTTCCACCACTTGAATCAGTACCTATTAACTTATCACCTCTGTCAGGAGTAGCGTCTTGACTGTAGTTTTTTATTCTAGCCATTATTTAGATATTTTTTTGAATTTTTCAGCTCCACGAGAACCAAAATAAGCTACGTACACTGTTACTAGTAATGTTTGTAATAAATCTACCCAACCTTCACTAACACCAAATTGCCAGTCGAAACTATCCATAACTATTAATATAATCATAGATACTGTTAAGAATATTAAAGACATTGGGCGTGTATTTTTACTTAACCATGAATCGCTTTTCATGTCGCTGGCCCAGCGCTTACTTACTTCTTGCATCTCAATCATATCCTGTTCTAATAGTTTTAATGCTTTTTCTTTATCTTCTGGTGGTAACACTGTATCTGGCTCGTTTTGTATTAGGTTTTTAACCATACCTAAAACACCAGCGTCTGGTAGTATATCACCAGCAACGCCTATTATACTAGGGGCTACTTTAGATAAAAAAGCACCTACTTTAGTTTCAGAGAATTTTTTCTTTGCCATTACTTTTTGGGTTTAGTGTGTGTGTAACCTTTTTTCTTTAACTCTAAATGTTTCTTATAAGTAGCCGCTTTAACTCCTTTAGAACCTTTATACATCATGTGTACTTTGAATTTTTTTGCCATTATCTTTCACTGTCTTTTATCATATCATCTATAGCTTTATTATAAACTTTATCTGTGTATGATTTATTATTAAAAAACTTGCTTCTTTCTGAAGTAGGTAGATCTTCTTGAGCAAGCATTATTCTATATATTCTACTTATTAACTGACTACATTTAAACGATGTTTTAAACACGTTGTACTTTATCGTAGTTCTATTACGATGCATGAAGGTTTCAATCCAACCTTCTCGCTTTAATCTCTCCCATCTGTTTTTATCCCAAGAATATGTATATACCCCATTTATAAAATCATTACGTGTGAATCTACCTTTGCAATCAAGGTATATTAACAACTCAAGATCTGCGTCTTTTAAATTATAAGTTTTACAGGCCCATTTTCTAATAAGCCTGTAATACTTTAATAAATTTAATTCCCTAACGTCTGAAGCATCTAGTCTCATTCAACTATAACTACATCACCATTTTTAATTACATAAAAAACTTTATCGTCAAACTCTATAGAATGACCAGCATGCTTATCATACCAAACAATATCTTCTTTGTTTATACCTACAACTTGCTCGCCAATACTTATAACCTTACCTTTTAAGTACCTAATGTCAGTATTCTGCAACTCTGTCATTACAAACCCTGATTTAGATTTAGGTTTTTCTTTTATTTTATCTACAACTATATAATAATTAACTGCTTGCATTGTTCACTCTTCTATTACTTATTATACAATCTGCAGACACTATAGTCTTTACTACACTCACTGCATGTTTGAGCGCCGTTTTTGTAACCAAAACCGGATCTATTATACCATTTTTAATCATATTTACTTCTTCACCAGTTATAACATCTATACCATAACCATCTTTTGAAGGTATATGAGGTGTTATGCCAGCATTATCAAGTATTGTTCTAAACGGTGATATAATAGCTTTACTTAATATCAACTCTCCATCACTACCTTCAACTATTGTTGTTGCAGCATTTAGCAGAGCAATCCCACCACCAGGTACGATACCTTCTTGCAAAGCTGCTTTAGTAGCGTATATAGCGTCTTCTACTCTATCTTTTTTTTCTTTTAACTCAACTTGTGAGTTTGCACCTACTCTAACAATACCTACATTACCTGATAATATAGCTAAACGTTCTTGTAGTTTCTTTTTCATGAAAGGATCTTTTTGTTTTTCTATAGTTTTTTTAACTATATTTATTCTATCCTTAAATTGTGCTTCTGACTTGTCTACTGTTAGTATTGTGTTTTTGTTATCTGTAACACACTTAACTGCTTCACCTAAGAAGCTAGTGTCAACAAGATCAAAATCATCACCTAAACTTTCATTTATCAACTTAGCACCTGTAACAACAGCTAAGTCCTCCATTGTATCTTCTTTTGTTGGTCCAAAACCTGGAGAATCTATTATGTTTAGCTTTATGTTACCTTTTACTTTATTAGCTAACAAGGCTGATTTAGGTACTTCTTCGACCTCACCTACTATAAGTAGTGATCTTTTCTTTTTAATAACATGTTCTAGTATAGGTTGTATACTTCTTATGCTTTGTATTGGCGTCACAGCTAATAGTACATAAGGATTATCTAATTCAGCAACCTCTCTACCTTTGTCAGTTATTAAGTAATTCGATGTTAGTGGACATTTTAATTGTACTCCATCTACTACATCAGCATAAGTTTTATCTGTTTGTGACTCTTCTAACAGTACTACACTGTCTTTACCCACTCTATTATATGCTTCAGATATAATTTTACCTAAAACCTTATCGTTATTACAACTAATCGTGCTAACGTGTTCTAGCATTTTACCAGATACATCTATCTTTATTTGGTCTAAATAATCATTAACTTTACTTAAACCAGCATCAATACCTGCTTTTATATCTCTTATGTTATCTTTACCTTGATATTTTTCAATTTCACTTAACAGCGAGTAAGCAAGGACGGTTGCCGTAGTGGTACCGTCTCCTGCTTCTTTCACTGTGTTTCTAGCAGCTTCTTTGATAAGTGTCGCGCCTATATTCTCAACCGGATCATATAAGACTACAGATTCTGCAACTGTAACTCCGTCTTTTGTAATTACCGGTTTTCCGAGGGCATCCTCGTATATTACGCACTTACCAGAAGCGCCAAGGGTAGATTGAACTGCGTTTGCTAGCTGCTCAACTCCCAACATTATTTTACTCTTAGCATTACTGCCGAAAGTCAAATCTTTTACAATTTCACTTGGTTGATTGTATTCCATTATATTAAATTAAATTAGATTAGATTGATCTTACTCGAATGTTTTAACCACCATAGGTCCTTTTAAAAACTCTACTTTCTTAGCATAGTGATCGATGCTTCCATCAATTGCAGCTTCTGCTCCGTCCATAGTTTCTCTTCTTGTGACATCAAGCCATTTTTCACAGCATGTGTCTTTTTCTGGTTCACACTGACAATCTATGTCTTTGTATTCCGTCTGATAGAAACCATTAGGTAGTTGTACAATCCTCCAGTTTTTCTTTTCTGCAAGGTGTTTCCAAAGTTTTATTTGGTCTTCGGTTACTTGTGGTTGACTACTCCACGTGTTAGTCTTGTAATAAAAATACGTCATTATTTAAGGTATTTAGTTTATCAGAGGTATGGTTATTCTTTCTTCGTACCGTGTCCTCTGTTTCCACGGTTCGCTTTTATACTTGTAAATCTCTTGGTTTTGTGATCGTAATCCTTGCCTTTTATGTTTTTACCAGCCTTAATAGCAGCACGTCTTTTACGTTGGTTTTCAGCTCTCATTGCTTTACGACGAGGACTGTTGGCTACTTTAAGATCTCTTTTCTTTTTAGCTGCTCGAGCCTTAAGACTTAGTTTTTGTTTAGGCATAATATTTTTCTATATCTATATAATTACATAGTAAAGCGAAGATTTAATAAAAGTATGACACAAGCCTGTTACTAAGATATACTTAAAGGCTATTGTCACAAAAAAATACGTTAGAAATGTTGAGGTTAAGGGTAGCGCCTACTCTTCACCGTAATTACTTCGTAATAAAAACGCAATATGTAAACGCCACGGGCCCCTTTTTTATGTGAAACACTGTAGAATTTTCACCTTTTACTTTATATTAATATTTATATATATATAATAGTACTATATAAATACGACTATATGTGGATAATAATAATATGAGAATAAATACTAATAATAATATAGAAGTTGTGAGAGTGTGCGCTGTACTACTAATACAATTCCAAATGTTAAACAAAGTATATACTTTTATACAATTCATTTACGAAGCATAATGGATAATAATAATGTAACAAATAATAAATAAATAATAACTATGTCAAATTTAATTTCAAAGAGATTCGTAATAAGAAAATCTCTAATCGGTAAAAACCAAAACATCACTGTTAACTTCAAAAATGGTAAAACAGTAACTTACAATCACGATAAAGTGTATGAAGTAATGAAGTCAAAACTAGAAACTATGAATTGTTTCGTTAAGTACAAATCTTACACTTCTTCAACTTCAATTCCAGTAATTGCAAGAGAATTAGTAAGTGCGTAAGTACTACACAAAGTCGAGTTAGTTCCACTTGTTCCCTCGTATAATCAAATATGAATAAGTAAAAATGGTGACTCACCGAACCAGAATAGTACGCAAACTGGTGAGATCAATGTAGTAATGGTTTATGTGAGTTCGATTCTCACACTACAACTATGAATTTTATAATAATAATAGCAACAATGATAGTACTACAATTAGTACACTTGTTCACAGGAATTAAGTCAAGCGACTTTACAAACTAAAATAATGATATGAAGAAAACGATAGAAGAAAAAATAGTAAAAGGTTTAGTAGTGTATACTTTGTTAATAATAGCAATATTTACACTCTCATCATGCGGTAGTACTCAATATGGAATCTGCCCAGCGTACAGTAATCACAATACAAATACGACAGTAAACGGATAATAATAATATAAATAAATAAATATGTACGAAGCGATAGAACACTGGAAAGAATATATAAAAGAAAAACAATTAAATAATAATAAATGAAAAGAAAATTTCAACACTTAGCAGTCAACACAATACTAATTGGATTAACAGCGATATTCGCTTTCGGTTTTGTAAACATACTATATCACTTAGTATTTAATAATCCTGTAATAACTTACGGCGGATGGTAGAATTACTAGACAAAATAGCACAAGAAGAATATGGCGAGTTTGGTTTCACTACGTGTACTGACGAGCAACAACTAGAAATAATAACTAATAATTTAATAAATAAGTAATATGCAGTATATTTTAACATGCAATAACGGAAAGAAAATAGATATGTCACACTACATACTATTACAAATGGAAAAGAAAATAACTAGACAAGATGTTCTTGACAGAATAGAGTTCTATAAAAGTACAAACAAATGAGATATAGTAAATCAAATATGAGTTGGGAACAAGCATTTAAAGAATGTGCTGACTCAATCAACAAACACGCTTACGAAATGAAAGTAACTAATGAGTTATTTCCAAGAGAAGACGGTACACTATGGGTAAACTGGATAGGTTTATCTCAACAAAATAGAGACAAAGTGTATAAACAATGTTACGATACAAATACGAATAAAGCAGGATAATAATAATATGAATAAATTAAAACTAACAAACTACAGCATCGCAGGTATACCTCAAACAGCTATACTATCTATTAAAGATGAAATAATTACACTAAATTTAACTACAAACAGTAGCTACTGGGACAAAGAAATAAAGCAATACAGGTCACTATCTACTTTTTACACAATAAATAATAGAATATATGCATAAAAAACAAAAATACTTTCACGAATTATCTTTATACGAGATGTTTAAGCAACATGATCACACTTATCAATACGCTGATGATCACTCTTACTGGAAACGAGGTACAGAGCAGAAAAGAATAATCAATGAAAAAATAGAACAATCAGGTGGTTGGAATAAAGAAATGGTAGCAGAGTGGAACAAATTCTGTCCAAAACCAATGCAAATGTCAGAAGAATGGCTAGAAAACTACTTATTAAAACAATAAACAAATGAGAACAATATATAAAGGCGATGCTCGCTATGAAAAAATCAAAGAGCAAATGGATCTACTAAGTATTACTGATGTAACTACTGAAAGACAAGTGCTAAATGGTACGATAGTTTGGCGATTACCATACAAATCAAGAGGTAATTATGTAGAATATGGTGCTTTCGCAAGTGGATATGTAAGAAATCAAGGTAATCAGTGTCACTCTAATTGGCAAATCAACAAAAGATATGTTGGTGAACCTGAATATTATCCTGACTATGTATGGTGTGATAAAACAAATCAAAGTGTAAAAACAGGTAAGTTTAACAGGTTTTACAGTAAGAAATGTGTTACAATACCCATAGAAATTGACAGATTAGAGTATTTGATGAAGTATATTGTTAAAAATGAGTTTATCAAGCGTGCTAAAATGTTAGAAACAGATTTTGTACCAAAGTGGAAATATGATGACTTAAAAAACTCAGCAAAAGCTCTGGAGCACGTTACTAACGCATACCATAGACCACCAAGTGAAGTAAAAGTGATAATAAATGGACATAGATATAACGTAATATGAGTCCGTGGGAAATAGTAAAACAAGTAGCGGGTCACATTTATACTGATGAACAGATAGATGAGATGACTTTGGCAGAATGTGAAGAGATATTAACAGCAGAGTATTAATAAAAATTAAAAAAAGTAATTAACAAATGAAATTCAACATACAAGATAGAATAGTGCTATATTAACAGCAGAGTATTAATAAAAATTAAAAAAAGTAATTAACAAATGAAATTCAACATACAAGATAGAATAGTGCTAGACGAAATGGTAGACACTTTCAAAACACAGATGATCAAGCATCATCACGAATCAGAGTTAGATGGTAAAAGACCAATAATAACTAAAGAGTATTGGCTTCAAATGATAGACGAAGTACAGATTAAAATCGACAACTTCACGACAGTTAAAGCATTAAAACAAAGTAATAAATATAGATAATATGAGTAAAGGTTTTTACATAGTAGAACTTAGAGAATATACAGAGTCAGGCAACTACATAGAGTTTGACGCAGAATTTGAAACTAAAGAAGAGGCAATAAAGTATGCAAAAGAGAATAAAAACGATCTTTTTGATATACTAGAGTATAAAAACGGTAGAACACACACTCCTAAAAGCATAAGCATATGAGCACAGAAGAATTAAAAAAAATATACTTAGAACATTATGGTTCTACGTTAGATACAATAGATTACAAAGGTGGATATGATTTTGTAATGAATCAAGAATATACAGCAGATGGTCACGATGTGTTTTTATGCAGCGATGGTATATCTCCGGTGAGTATAAGTGAAGACGTATATTATTACGCTCATGATTTAACAGATATACTTAAAAATGCTATACACAACGGTCAAAAAATATACTGTGGTGAGGAGATATATGACGAGTGCTACATTAAAGACGAATGGAAAGAATGGTGTCTTGAAGATAATTTAGTTGATTATAATGATAATGACGAGTTAGTTAAGTGTGAATAAATACAATTCAAATACGATAACAGTCGGATAATAATAATATGACAAAATGTAAATGTAATAATATAATACCTCCGCAGCGGATAGCACTCGGTTATAAAGTTTGTGTTAACTGTAGCAGTACGGAAGCATATGGCTGTGTTAATATAACATACCATAAAACGGGCAATACAATTCAGATATTACCAAAAGCCCAAGCTGCCAGAATACGTAAGCTATCCGCTCGTAGAGGTTATGGCACATGCCTAAGATAATAAGTAAATAAATATGAGTGATTCAATAAAAGCATGGCACGAAATGCAAGAAGAAAATAAAGTATCTATATCCGTAGATAAAGATTTAATACTAGTAAATAAACTACTAGCGTTGAGTAACGAGCAAAAGCTATTAGATATAGATCAAGCTTTAAAAGAATATGAAGGTAATGTTGTAGATAAATGGCAACTTATCAACAGAATAGAGAAAATAATGTCGCGTTGAGGCGTGACAAACTCCTTCACGGGAATACACGGTTGCGCTCGTGCTGAAAACAAGTGAAGGATTAGGGAGTGATAAGGTAAGTAAAGCGAATAAATAACAGGTTACCGAGTCCAAATGCTTTAAACGGCGGTTCGATTCCGCCCACTTCCACAATAAATGAATCCGAAGAGGTCAGTGTGCTTGACACTGAACAAAACAAGCGAACACATGTCAGGCGAGTACTTCACAGAAAAACTAACGATGACTAATAACTAGGTATGGTTAAGCGATTACCGGAGCGTAAGCTCGATCGTGGTGCGCAGAGCGTAAGCTCGATCGTGGTGCGCAGACTACCGACGGGTATGAGGTTCGATTCCTCACTAGTTACTAACTTTAAATTAAATAAATATGATTAGTAAAAACGAGTTTCAAGCGTACGTAAACGTACAAGAGTCAGGTGTAACAAACATGTTCGATGTAAGGACAGTATCTTCTCTATCTGGTTTGTCAAAAGCAAAAATAATGGATATAATGAAAAATTATAGCCAGTATCTAGGTACGTACATTTTAAATACGAATGAAGTAGGATAATAATATAAACAAATAAATAATATGTCAAAATTAAAAACCGTCTACGACAATCTATTGCCCGACGTTAAATCAAGCTTGCAGGCTAGTGCTAGAAAGTACAACTCTGCTAAAAGACTTAAGTATACTCTTATGTCTAAAATGATGTGGTCAGAGTTGACAATCGATGAGATGAGAGACGTTGTAACTTACGGTAACTTAAACAGTTGGGAATTAGACTGTTACAGCTTTATGTATGGTGAAAAAATCGTGAAATAATGAAAGCTACAAAACTACCCAAGTGGTTTAAAGGTTCTAAATATGAATCTGGAGACACAGTAACAAATCCGTTTAGCGGAGAAAAATATGATTTAACAGGCGAAGAATTAAGTATGTACGATTTTATAATTGGTTGTCAATTAGTAATGGAAAAATTACCAAGATCAATATCAGCAACCCACGTTAATGACTTTCAAAAAGGTCTTGACTGGTTCAGAAAAAATAACGCCAAAGCATATATGGTCTTACTAGACTAATTATGCTATACATTTTGCGCGGTAGAGCAGCGGTAGCTCGTTGGGTTCATATCCCAAAGGTCGGAGGTTCGAACCCTCCCTGCGCACCTAAAATAATAAATATGAAGAACACAGATTTTGATATCTTAGCAAGCAAGTTAGCCGACTTAGCTAAAGATACTATGAAGAAAAAAGGCCCAGAATACACTAATGAGCACACGGATGTGCTAAACAACTTTAAAGCTACGGGTAAAAGACTAAACATCTCACCCATCAAAGTGTGGAGTATATTCATGGACAAACAAATACAAAGTATAATGGCGCATGTCAATAATCCTAATCTTGATAAAGCTGAAAGTATAGACTCTAGATTTGCAGATGTAATCAATTACTGTTATCTAGGTAATGCTTTGTTTAACGAAAGAGATTCAGGAGCAATTAAAGAAGTATTCAACGATGTCAACTAGAGCTCAGGTTAGATTCGCGACACGCGAAGAAGGCGTTTCTTTTAATGAACACCCAGATAAAATACACGCACAATTCTACGTGCACCATGATGGTTATCCTGAAGGATTAGGCCTGCAAATAGCTTGTTCAATATCAAAAGATTCACCTGTTACAAGTTTCTATGGTGAAATAGAACACGTACAGGATATGCACGGTGATTTAGATTATATATACTATATATGGTCTAACTATGACAAAGAAACTTGGATAAGTATATTTGAAACTTACGAAAATAAGTGTATATTTGTAGGTAAACCAGATAGGTTAATAGCAAAATACAAACTAAATACGAACGAAGCTGGATAATATACATATGACAGACGACGAATTAATCAAGCTAGCTGATCTTATTGCAGACAGACTAATAGCTCATAGAAATGACAAAGATGTTGCTTGGCATGACAAAAGCCCTGTAACTATCGAAGATCTCCTCGAAGATACGCCTTTAAGTTTCAAAGAAACTCCAGAAGAGCATGTCATCGGTGAGATTGCTCGTCTTACTACGCTGCTATTCATGTATCAAGAACAAGAAGAATACAGAAAAATGCAGATAATACAAAATAAAATTAACAGATTACAAAACAAACTAGATAAATTATGATAAAACCAATGCTCGCATACAAAGTAGATAAAAAACCTATCGACTGGTCCGAGAAAGTATATATGCAACCTAAGCTTGACGGCGTACGTTGTGTTATAAAGCTCGGCGACAACAATGAAGTACAAGCTTTTTCACGTACAGGTAAACCGTGGCTTAACATAGCTCACATTACTAATTCGTTACACTATTTCTTTACACAGCATCCCGACATTATACTTGACGGTGAGCTGTATAATCATGATCTAAGAGACAATTTTAACAAGATCATATCATTAGTCAGAAAAACTAAACCAACGCCATCTGACAGAGATGAGGCATCTAAATTAGTACAATTTCATTGTTACGATTACATTGAAACTATACTAAACGAAAACTATAGCTACAGAATGAATCAGCTTGCTACAAGCGATATGTATTCTTACTGTGTTAAACACGTATACACTACAGTTGTAACACAAGATCAAGCCAATATACAACATCAAGCTAACTTAGACGAAGGCTACGAAGGTTCTATATTACGTCTTGACAAACCTTACGAGTGCAAACGTTCTTACAACTTACAAAAGTTCAAAGACTTTCACGACACAGAAGCTACTATCATAGGTTATGTAGATGGTAAAGGTAAAAGGTTAGGTACCCTTGGCAAGTTCATTATGCAAGACGACGATGGTGTAGAGTTCGGTTGTCCACCGGGTAAAGGCTACAACTATAAAGCTCTTACTAACATACTCAATAATATACACGATTATATTGGCAAGCGAGCAACCTTTACCTACTTCGAACGTACACCTGCCGGTAGTTACAGACACCCAATGTTTAAAACTATTCGTAACTATGAGTAAGTTAGTTTGGCAATTATATAACGACAATATGATCAGCATGGAAGTTGCCAACATGCTACTTGATAAACATTACAATAGAATATACCATGATAAAAAACATTAAACACTACGTAAGAAAAAGAAGACACGTACATTATATGACTCAAATAGTTTGCGAGTTACACAATGAAATATTTAACGATGCTCTTAATGAAGTTATTAACAAAAATAAGGCTTTATTAATTAAGAAATATAACAGAAGACTAAAACTAATACTTTATTAATGAATATATTTTACTTACACAAAGATCCTTATAAAGCTGCAGAGTTACAATACAATAAGCATGTGGTAAAAATGATACTTGAGTCAGCTCAAATGTTATGTACAGCTCACCATCATTATGCTGAGAGGCATGAGATCAACGCGGACTACATACCATACAAAAAGGCTCATTATAATCACCCATCAACTATATGGTGTAGGCAAAATAAAAACCATTACAGATGGCTATACAATCATATGATAGCTTTAGGTCAAGAGTATACTGCTAGATATGGTAAAGAGCATTTAAGTATTACTAAATGTAAAGCTAAACTTAGTTTATACCCACATAATATACCTGAAGGTAAGTTTGAACAACCTCCACAGTGTATGCCTGATGAGTATAAGCATAAAAGTGCTATACACGCATACTGGAACTATTATATAGGTGATAAATCAGCTATATGTAACACGAAGAAAGAGAAATTATACACTAAAATACCAAAGGCTATAGCCGTATAAGTATGAAAAATAAAACTAGAAAAAGATTAAACAAAAATAATAAAATTATTTTCTTGACCCTAAAACCACAAAACGTGACAATAGGCATTAAGAATAAGTAAGTAAGAGGCAAATGTCACAAGATAGAAACATGAAATGGCTGAATGATAACCGCATCGTATATAGGAGAGATCCAATTACGGACAAGGCCACTGTATCTAATAACCAATATGACTTTTATCAAAACGGCACACATGAATGTTATCATTTATTTAACAGTAAAGCTAAAATAACTACATATAAATCATTAAAATGGCATTTTTTAGTATTATATTACTTAAATAGTAATGACGATTTGCAAGATGTGTTTAAATTTATTGCGGATAAAGACAATGGCTTTGTAACTTTTTTTATGAAGCAAAACGTGTTGGAAAACATGATAAAAGACGTTATTAAGCAAGGTGGTGAACCTCCAGCAAACAAGCTACGTAAAGTAGTTTTTAAAATGCACAGTGGTCTAAGTATTAACGAGAAGCTTAGCATTGTGGGTAAACTAATAGGTAGAACATCTCAAGTTGATGACGAGGCAATATACCAATGTATGATTGACTTGCACGACATGGGAAAAAAGATAACAATAAGTAAGCTTGCAAATTTACTAAACTGTTCGTCAAGAACTATCCATCGCAACATGAATAAAATTTTAAAACAAGAAAAAAAACAATTAAATGAAGAGTTATAATATAAAAAACTATGTTATATATAAAACAGAGGTAGCAAAACTAATTCACGCATTGCCTAGTTATGGAACAGATTATCATAATTATTCACGCGAGCAGTTAATTACTTTATTTTTACCTTTAGTAGAAAATATAGCTAGAAAATTTTCAACAAGTCAACAAGCTTCAGGCGTTATGACAATTATGGACCTAATACAATGTGGTAGCATAGGTATAACACAAGCTGTAGATAAAATAGACTGGGCAAGATTGTCTGTGTCAGAGGATAAAGAAAAAACAATGAAATCTTTTCTATCTAAACGAATAAGAGGTGCAATACGTAGAGCTGTAGATATTAATCGCGGTGACATGAGAATACCCGAACATAAGTTAAACGAAATTCGCAAAAATTTTGGTAAAGATAAAAAAATGGTTGCAATGTTTTTTAATAGTATATTTTTAAGCATTGACGAGAAACCAAAAAATGGAAATGAAGACGATATGGTATACCAAATACCAGACAAGTCAGAGCCATACAACGTAGGTTTGTTAAACGCTTATTTAGACAGTTTGCTAAAAAAACACTTATCAGAAAAAGAGTATCAGGTTTTAGTTTTAAGCTATGGTTTAGATTGTGAAAAACAACCAGCTAACGAAATAGCAAAAAAACTAAACATAGAAGGCAGTAGTGCCTACGTGAGAGTTTCACAGCTTAAAAAACAAGCTGTAGAAAAACTAATTCAAAACGTAGACCACTCGCAAGTGCTTGATTATCTATAAGTTAGACAAGCGTACTCATGTAAATAATATTATTTATGTGTAATTATATATATAGACCAAATAATAAACCAGATGAAAGAATTAAACCAAAAACTAGCTATAGTTCAAACTAAGCTAAAGGCAAAAAAGTCTTCTTACAATGCCTTCGGTAAGTACTACTTCCGTAAATCAGAAGACATACTTGAGGCTATAAAGCCCTTCCTAATCGAACACGGCGTAACAGTTACAATCAACGAAGAAATGATTTCAACTGACCCTGTTCCAACAATTCAAACAACAGCAACAATATCAGATGGCGAAAATGCTATACACGCGACCGCTCTAGTAGGTGTAGACCTTAATCAAAAAGGTATGCAAACCTCACAGCAGTTTGGTGCCGCGTCAACTTATGGTAAGAAATATGCGCTAGGTAATTTACTGCTGATTGATGATACAGAAGATGCTGACTCAGGTAAAAAACCAACAGCAGCTGTAGACAAGATTAAGCAAGCTGCCAAACCTGCTATAACAAAAGAACAGCTAACTAAAGCTAAAGAATATATAAGTGCAGGAGGAAGTATTAATGCTATTGAATCTAAATATAAACTAACAAATGAACAAAAAGCAAATATTACAGAGGCTTAAAATTGACGAAGATTACTACGGTGATTTTGGTAATCAATACTTATCTAACTCACACGTTAGTAAGTTACTAAAAGATCCGCTAAATCTCTTCGCACCAAGTAAACCATCACCAGCATTTTTAGTAGGTGGATATTTCCACACGTGCATACTAGAACCTGAAAAACTTGAAAAGTATAAGGTAGTAAAAGCAAGCACTAGAAATACTAAAGCATACAAAGATGTTGCAGGTGGAGAACTGTGTCTACTAGAACATGAGGTAGATCAAATAGAATTGATGAGAGAAAAAGTTATGAATAATGATATATGCAAAGACTTAATAACCGCAGGAGACGTAGAATACGAAGTGCCAATGATCGAAGAGATGTTTGGTAATATGTGGAAAGGCAAAGCTGACATTGTTAATCATGATGAAAAACTAGTAATTGATTTAAAAACAACAGCAGACATTGATAAGTTTCAATGGTCAGCTAATAAATATAACTATGATTCACAAGCATACATATACAGTAAGTTGTTTGGATATGAGTTTTTATTTATAGTTATAGACAAGAACACGCACAAGATTGGTGTGTTTGATTGTTCACCAGATTTTTATAAACGAGGTGAAGATAAAGTTAGAAAAGCAAGTGAAGCTTATGACTTGTTTTACAAAACTAAGGACTTTGATCCTAAACAATATTTCATAAGCAAAACCCTATAAAACCAATATAATGGCAAGAGTAAGAAAACAAATCTGTTCAGTGACAGGTATTAAAACAAGCGCTGCAAACTTTTACACAAATCAAAATCACGTAAAAGCAGTTGATAACATTAGAAGAACCACAGGTGCTACTAAAGATCAACTAACAAGAATGTTTAACCAAATTAATCAATACGCATAATATGGCAAGTATAATAAAAGCAAGTATTAACTTAAATGTTATACCCAAAGATAAGATCTATGTGGGTAAAAAAGGTAAGTATCTACCTATTACTATAACATTAAACGATGAGCTAGATCAGTTCGGTAATCAAGGTCCTGTAGTGGTTGAACAAACCAAGGAAGAGAGAGATGCTAAAGCTGAAAAAGTTTACATGGGTAATGTAAAAGTGGTATGGACAAACGGTACAAACGTTGAACCAGCTCCAAGAGATGGGGCTCAAGCTGCACCAGCTATGCAAGCGCAAGCTCCAGCAGATGATTTACCATTTTAAATAATAATAAATGACAGTAGAAACTAAAGAGATCAATGGATTTTTGATTGATGAATTCAATCAACATAAGCTTGAAGAGGGCAAGACACAGGGCATTTGTCCTAGTTGCTCTCACGATAGAAAACCTAAGAATCAGAAGCTTAAATGTGCTTCGTATGATTGGGAACGTGGTCTCGGTACTTGTCATAATTGTAACACATCATTTCAACTACATACTTACCAACGTAAGGGTGCTAGCGAAAAAGTTTATGTTCGACCCGAACAGGTAGAATACAAAGCTCCAGATAGCAAAGTAGTTGAATGGTTTAAAACAAGAGGTATATCTCAGGCAACCTTAACTAGCTGTAATGTTAGTGAAGGCCCTGAGTTCATGCCGCAGACAGGTAAGACCGAGAATACTATAAAGTTTAATTACATGATGGGCGATCAGCTTATTAATGTAAAATACCGCGATGGTAGAAAAAACTTTAAATTATATAAGGGTGCTGAAAAAGTGTTCTACAATATAAACAGTATCGTCGGTTATGATACATGCGTTATAGTTGAAGGTGAGATGGATGTGTTAGCTTTACATGAAGCTGGTATTACAAATGCAATATCAGTTCCTAACGGTGCCACATTAAACTCTAACAACCTAGAATACTTAGATAATTGTATAGATTACTTAGATGATAAAACTAAAATTATTCTTGCAGTTGACGCTGATGAAGCAGGTAATGCTTTAAAGCAAGAGTTCATACGTAGGCTAGGTGCTGAAGTATGTTTTCTTGTAGAATTCAGTGACTGTAAAGATGCTAACGAGTATTTAACAACCCATGGGCCTGAGGCTTTGCAAAGTGCTATACACGCATGCAAACCAGTGCCTCTCGAAGGTGTTAGTACTTTATACGATATAGAAGATGAACTTAAAGATTTTGTTAAAAACGGTTTTAAACCAGGGTTTCAAGTTGGGCTTGAAAACTTCGATAAGATTTTTTCAACTTATACCGGACAGTTTATTACTGTTACTGGTATACCTAGTAGCGGTAAGTCTGATTTTGTTGACCAGATGGTTGTAGGTTATAATCAAAACTATGCCTGGAAAACAGCTTTTGCGTCTCCAGAAAATCAACCTACTTATCTACACGCTCATAAATTAATGAGAAAGGTTTGGCAAGATATGCCTACCGCTAGCGATATAGGTACTGATTCCTGGAATCGCGTTGCTGACCATGTTAATGATAACTTCTTTTTTATTGATATGGATAGATATACGCTAGACCACGTGCTGCAAAAAGGTGCTGAGCTTGTAAAACGCAAAGGTATTAAATGTTTAGTTATTGATCCTTTTAATAAGGTTAGAGATATAAACTGTAAGACTGAAGATGTTAATAGGTACACAATGGAGTACTTAACAAAAATAGAAACTTTTGCTAAAAAATATGATGTGTTAGTTTTTATAGTTGCACACCCTACTAAAATGTACAGAGACAAAGATGGTAAAATTGAAGAGCCAACAATGTACAGTATTAAAGGTGGTGGCGAATGGTACGATGCTAGTTATCACGGGATATTAGTTCACAGAGACTACGAAGCAAAAACAGTTAAAGCAAAAGTACTTAAGGTTAAGTTTCAAAACCTTGGTGAAAATCAAGCCGAGGCACATTTTAAATGGGAACCGAGATCCGGTTGCTTTATACCTAACGAACCTGTAATGAATAGCGACAATGCCAGTTTACCGTGGGAGTAAGAAGAAAGGTTCTGGAATGGGATCACACATGCCAACTAAAGAAGAGACTGAAGCTATCAGGTGGTGTATTAACAATGGAATACATATATCACCATGGGCTAGAGATCAATCAACTTGGTATGTAAGTATCATAATAAACAGAGGTAAAAACAATGTTAGCTCTGAGTTTTATGAACGAATAGAAATATGGAAAAAAATACACGAATACTATAAATATTATTATGATAAACACAAGATTTAAAAACGCTAACGAAGCATACGAGTTTCTGCTAGATCAAGCCATACGACATGGCCAAGATTTTAATGGTACTAAAGCTTTGTTTAACTGTGGTTTTTATATAGATAATCCAAGAAATAAACTTATTACAAATGCTGAGCGCGACTGGAGTCCTAAATACGCGGCCGCAGAATGGGCTTGGTATTTATCTGGTGATCCTAGTATTAACAAGCTAGGAGATCTGTATGGTAAAATACCTCCAATATGGAGACGTATGGCTGACCCAAGTGGTAATGTAAATTCTAATTATGGTTATCAATGGAAACGTAACGATCAAATTGGTTATGTTGTTGATCTACTTAGAAACAACAAAGACACTAGACAGGCTTGTATATCTATATACGATGGTAAAGAACACGATAAGTTTGCTACCGACACGCCATGTACTTATGCTGTTCAGTTTACAATTATAGACAATAAGCTTTGTATGTCTGTCTATATGCGTTCTAATGACATCTGGTACGGTTTCTGTAATGATCAGTATCAATTTGCGTCTTTACAAGAGATGATCGCAGACAAGCTGTCTATTGAAACCGGTTGGTACTACCACCACGCGCACAACATGCACTTATACAACGATAAACTATGATGTACTATATATACCACATACCAGGTAAAAAGATCGGTGTTACACGTGATCTTAGTAACCGGGTCACAAAACAACAAGGCTACGATCACCATGAGTATGAAGTTCTACTTTCTAGCGATGATATAGATTATATATCAAACATGGAAATACAACTACAAAAAGCTCACGGCTACAAGGTAGATAGAAAATTATATAAAAATTTAAAACCAAAAACCAATATGAAAATAAATGTAACTGAACAAACCACTACATTTCCTTGCCCGCTTAACAAGCTCAAGGGAAGACTAATGGATAATATCGGTATGAGTTGGGACACCGAGCACGGAGAGCTAAACGTCACCAACAGATCCATAAAATGGATAATGTCTAATGTTAAAACGTCTATGTACAACGATGAGAGATGTTATGTATACAACAAGGCTTTTGCTAGATGGTATGATAATAACGATGCTTATACTGTAGATGAATTACATTCTAAAAATATACAAAAACAAGCTTACAAGGTTCAAAACCAACTAAATGACGTTAACGTTATGCTTGACGAAGGTACTCATTTTGATAAAATTAGAACCTGGGCTTTAACTAGAGGATTGTATCAACAAGGCGATCCAATGACACAGTACGTCAAGCTACAAGAAGAATGTGGCGAGCTTGCTAAAGCTTTACTAAAGAAAGATGAGCCCGAAGTTATAGATGCTATTGGGGACATTATAGTTGTGCTAACAAACTTAGCTCATTTAAAAGGGTATAAGATTGAAGACTGTATTGAATCAGCGTATGATGTAATTAATAAACGAACTGGTAAAATGTTAAACGGAACTTTTGTGAAAGATGAATAAAAGAACTATATTATTTAGAGACCCAGTAGTAGAACGTGTAGTAGATAAATTTGTCAGCAGGTCTGACGTGGGTTTTAAGAAGTACGGAAAAACTCTACACGATGAACGCACAACAGGTATTAAAGATCTTGCTAAGTATCTTAACGATGTACAAGAGGAGTTGATGGATGCAGTGCTATACATACAAGCTGCACGCGAAGAGATAAGAGATCTCACCGAAGAAGCTATAATTAAATCAATTGACATCCATGATGAAGAAGAAATTTAAAAGAAAAAAAGGTCCAGTGCAGTCAAAGAAGATATCATACGATGGTATCAACTTTGCCTCAGGGCTTGAAAGGTATATGTATATGGCATTACGCAAAGCTAAAATATCAGCTTTGTACGAAGGCCAAACCTTTGAGTTATCTCCACCTTTTGATTTTCAATTTGAATCGTTTGAACGATGTGGTAACGGTAAAGGAGAATACAAAAATAGAGGTAATAAGAAAATACTAAACATAAAGTACACACCAGATTTTGTTGGTAAAGGATTTATAATAGAAACTAAAGGTAGGGCTAACGAGTCTTTTCCACTAAGGTGGAAGTTGTTTAAAAGACTTATAACAGAAAACAGGCTAGGACCTTTAACTTTATACAAACCGCAAAACCACAAAGAGTGTGATGAAACAGTTAAATTAATAATTAAAAAACAAAATGAAAATGCAAGCATGGGAAATTAACCTAGGACTTATTCCTGGACTACTGTTCGGTTTTAGACAGTATGAAGATTATGAAAATAACAAGATAGATTATGTTCTATACATAGGTTGTATAGACGTTTGTTTCACTGCTTATTACGGGGAAGAATAATGGGGTTATTTGATGAAAGAATACCGTATAAGCCTTTTGAGTACCCTGAATACTATACAGAAGGTTGGTTGAAACAAGCTCAGGCGTTTTGGTTGCACACCGAAATACCTATGTCAGGAGATGTTAAGGACTGGAATGAGTCTTTAACTATGAAAGAGAAAAACCTAGTGGGAAACATCCTACTAGGCTTTGCTCAGACAGAATGTGCCGTGTCTGATTACTGGACACAGAAAGTTGTTGGATGGTTTCCTAAACACGAAATACAACAAATGGCTATGATGTTTGGTTCGCAAGAAACAATACACGCTGTAGCATATAGTTATTTAAATGAAACTTTAAAATTAGAAGACTATGAAGCGTTTTTACACGAACCTGCGACAGCCGATCGTTTTGATAACTTGGTTGCTTATGATGGCAACGACACTGTGGGTATCGGAACCTCCCTTGCTATCTTCTCTGCTTTTGCAGAAGGTGTTAGCTTATACAGTGCCTTTGCTGTTCTTTATTCTTTTCAGCTACGTAATCTACTTAAAGGCATCGGACAACAAATGAAATGGTCTGTGAGAGACGAGAGTCTACACAGTAGAATGGGTTGTCAATTGTTTAGACAGATGTGTGAAGAAGATAAAACATTGTTAGCAGCTTGTAGAGATGATATAGCTCAAGCAGCATCTACGATGGTTAGACTAGAAGAAAAGTATATTGACAAAATGTTTGAGATGGGAGATATAGAAGGTATATCTGCTAACGATTTAAAACAGTTTATAAGAAAGAGAGCTAATGAAAAACTTATTGAGTTAGGTTACCTCGACCTTGGGTCATATTTCGACTACGACGAAGAAGCAGCAAGTAATCTTGATTGGTTCTACCATCTTACTGGAGGTCATACTCACACTGATTTTTTCGCTGTTAGGTCGACTGACTATAGTAAAGCTAATGAAGGTGAAGATTTTGAAGACGTATGGTAAGTTATAGACTTAAAAAGTTTTTAGTCGAAAGACAACGGAGACTAAAGCCGAACGAGCGTATGGCTACTAGAATAGGCTACATGGGTGCTGGCTTTTTAATAGCTGCTCAATGGACGCTAGAACCAGTGCTATACATACTCGGCTTTATCTGCGTTATGATCCAAACAGGATCAAGAAAACAATGGAACTTAGTTGCCTTAAACTTAAACGGTTTAGTGGCTTGGATTAAACATTTAATAACATTATAAATATGTGGAGTAACAGATGGAAAAAAGGAATAGACTACCCAGAGTGGGCTGAGTCTGATGTGTATAAAAAAACAATACAAGGTGGTTACTTATTATACGATGAAACACCTAAAGAAGCTTATCAACGCGTGGCTAAAACAGTTGCAAGACGATTAGATCGACCTGAGATGGCCGAAACATTTTTTGATTACATTTGGAAAGGCTGGTTATGTCTAGCTTCTCCTGTGTTATCTAATACTGGTACTGATAAAGGTTTACCGATAAGTTGCTTTGGTATCGATGTTGCAGATAGTATAATTGATATAGGCCAGAAAAACTTAGAAATGATGTTACTGGCTAAACACGGCGGTGGAGTTGGTATTGGTGTTAATCAGATAAGACCTGCTGGAGCTAAGATAACTGGTAATGGAACTAGTGACGGTGTTGTGCCATTTTGTAAGATATATGACTCTACAATACTAGCAACAAACCAAGGGTCTGTAAGGCGAGGAGCTGCGTCAGTTAATATAAATATTGAACACCCTGACTTTGAAGACTGGTTAGAAATTAGAGAACCTAAAGGAGATGTAAATAGACAATCACTAAACCTACATCAATGTGCTGTGGTTGGTGATAAGTTTATGAGAAAGCTTAGAGATGGTGATAAAGTTTCTAGACGTAAATGGGGTAAGTTATTACAAAAGCGTAAAGCTACAGGAGAACCTTATATAATGTTTAAAGGTAACGTTAACAAGAATAACCCTTCTGCATACAAAGACAACGCTTTAAAGGTACATATGACAAACATATGTAGTGAGATAACTTTACACACAGATGAGAACCACAGTTTTGTTTGCTGCTTATCTAGTTTGAACTTATCTAAATATCATGAATGGAAGAATAGTAACCTAATATACGACAGTATATGGTTCTTAGATGGAGTGTTAGAAGAGTTTATACAAAAAGCAAAGAACACTAGAGGATTTGAGAACGCTGTAAGATCTGCTGAAAAAGGTAGAGCTTTAGGTTTGGGTGTAGTCGGATGGCATACTTATTTACAACAGAAAGGTTTACCTTTCGAAGGATTATTAGCACAATATGAAACAAGAAGAATATTTTCACAAATCAAAATTGAATCAGAAAGAGCTAGTATGGCTTTGGCTGAAGAATTTAATGAACCGCTTTGGTGCGTCGGCACAGGTTTTAGGAACACACATCTCAGAGCTATTGCTCCTACTGTTAGTAATAGTAAGTTATCTGGGAATATTAGTCCTGGAATTGAGCCTTGGGCTGCTAATGTATTTACAGACCAGTCTGCTAAAGGCACGTTCATACGTAAGAACCCTACGTTGGAGAGCGTATTAATAGAAAACAATTTAAACAATAAAAAAATATGGGACCAAATCTTAAAGGACGGGGGCTCGGTGCAGGACATCAAAGCATTAGAGAAAATTACATTGGGCGATCACGATATACCGCTCAAAGAAGTCTTCAGAACTTTCAAAGAAATAAACCAACTAGAACTAATTAATCAAGCTGGTATACGACAACAGTATATAGACCAGAGTGTTAGTTTGAATCTAGCGTTTCCATCTGAAGCTGAACCTAAGTTTATAAACAAGGTTCATCTAGATGCTTGGAAAAAAGGTATTAAGACTTTGTATTACATGAGGACCGAATCGGTCTTGAGAGGAGATATAGCAGCAAACGCAACCGATGAAAGTTGCGTAAGTTGCGATGGATAGTTTAGTTTGTTTGTTGAAGAAAGAGGGGATCGTGGTTGATCCCCTTTTTTTTTATGTAGTTGTAAATGGATTAACTGGAGTTCCGTTAGTAATTATGGTACCAGAAATAAGCCACTTACCTGAGGTTATACATGTTAGTTTTATTCGAGTACCTACAACACCAGTTGTTGTTCCGTTGATACTAATAGCGCTATAGTTATCAGAATCTTGAGCGCTATAGCCTTTTAAGGTAGTTCCATCTAAAGCATTAACACTACCAACAAATTCCTGGCTTGAAGTACTGTGACAAACAATCTTATGTACACCACCAGAAGGAAGTGTTCCTATAACAAATTCAATTTCAAAACCAACAGCTGCGCTTACAGCAATGTTTGGTAAAGTAGTGACACTTGGTGTTGCGCTGTTCATTCGATGAATACCACCTGATTGACTTAGCAAGACTTGTTGAGATGCACTAGATGTATAACTTAAATTTTTTCTAAGACCTACAATATTAGCTTTTGTGGTGTTCGTATGACCTATATACGTGCTGTTATTTTCAACATAGTTGTCTACTATACCGTGGCCAATTACTATAGTACCTGATTTAACCGTGTTTATATTCGACTCAGATCCTATTACTATATTGTCATTACCAGTAGTAATGCTTTTAGCAGTATCAAATCCTATAAATACGTTTCCAGTACCAGTTGTTACACCACTACCACAACTAAACCCTATAGCTGTGTTTTGGTTTCCGTCAGTAGCAGCTGAATCATAATTAGCAGCGTACAAAGCGTCTTTACCAATTGCAACGTTTTGATTATTTGTAGTTGCGGAAAACAAAGCTTGTTTACCTATAGCAACATTAAAACCACCTGTTGTTAAACCTCCAGCAGCATCATGCCCAACAGCAACATTACTATCACCTGTTGTTATAGCGTTCATAGCACCAACACCAATACCGGTGTTACCTAGTGCTTGGTCTAAAGTTCCTGTTGTGATGTGACCTATTATTAATGAGTTTGTAAACTCACCACCTTCTTGAATAAACTGCGGCATATCTGCGGCCCAAACCAAAGCGTTTCCTGAAGCAGGAACCTTTAACACTTGACCTGATGTACCTATAGTACTTGGTAGTTGAAAGTATGTAGATCCACTTGTATCACCTATTTTTAAACTACTTTGTATATATGCATCTTTAAATGATAAACTACCAGAACCTAAATCAACACCATTGTCATCATGAGGTAACCAAGCTGTAGTTGCGTTATTACCTATAACAACTGTATTTGCTCCTTTACCTTTAGCACCAAATCCTATTACTATTTCATTGTCTAACGTTCCAGAAGTACTAGTTCCAGCATTAGCGCCTAAAACAATACATCTACTGTTACTATTAGAATGTAACACTTCATCATGAAATACTCCACTTGAATCTAAACCAGCTTGAGTGGCACCAGCTTTCCAACCCACAAATGTGTTATAACTAGATTGGTTTCTTGTACCAGCGTTAAAACCAATAGCAACTCTACCTTTTACACCACTACTAGCATGTCCCATTGTTAAAGCTTCAGTACCTATAGCAATATCCCCAGCGCCACCGTCATTATGTGAATCACCCGCGCCAACTCCAATAGCTATAATATCGTTAGCAGTTGTCACAAACTTCCCAGCTTCCCTACCTATTAAAACATTTTGGGCTCCACCTGTTATTGACTTTCCAGCATTATAACCCATAACGGTGTTATCATCACCTGTAGTAAGATCTTCTAATACAGATTTACCAATACCTATGTTTCTTTGAGCGGCGTCAAGAGTTCCTACGTGAGTACTGTGTCCTATTATTAAACTGTTAGTAAAGTCTGTTCCTCCATTTATAAACGGAATATTACCTAGATCATTAGCAAAAGCTACAACACCACTACCGTTTGTTTTTAACACCTGACCATTCGTACCATCTGTTATAGGTAAAGAATAAGCTCCATTAATATTTATAGTACCTGTTGTTTTTATACCTGACGCTGTTGTTTCTAATTTTTTACTATTATCATGGTAAAGCTCTACAGAACCATCAGTGTTTGCAACTATCATGTTTTCAGCATCAATCAAAGGGTTTGAATGTGTTGCACCTGATCCTCTTTTACCAATAACAATTTTAGCGCCATCAGAGTGGAAATACATATCACCACCACCAGTTTCTGACATAAAGAAATTACCAGCGTCGCTGTTCCATAAACTTGTCTGCATTGCACCTGTAATACCAAAAGTTGCTTTAGAGTCTGGTGGAAATCTAGTTTCAACAGAAGCAGCTTGACCGCTGTTACTATTGTAAACAGCTGCCGCGCCATCTAAATAAAAGTATTCAGTATGACCACCATTACCATCATCACCCATGAAATACATTTTACCATCTGATACAGAAGCTCTTAGAAACATTTGACCTCCATTACTATCAATGTAGTTTGCTGTACCATTATGGTATATTTGAAGATCATCTGAATTACCAAACGTAGCCATAGTATTGTCAGTGAGGTTTAATTTACCATTAGCAGCTGGATTAAAACTAAGTAGTTTACCAGAAGTGTTTGTATATATTTTAAAATTCTCACCATCACCATCAACTCCAAAAGATTGTTCACCTCTATTTGTCATGTTACCAGTTATAATTCCACCTGTTAAAGGTAGATAACCAGCCGTAGCATGATTACCCCAGCTATACGCTGTGTTCCAGTTACTATCGTTGTAACCACTAGCGCCTAATGTTCCACTTGCTATTATGTTTCCATTTGGTAGTTCTAAGTTACCACCTAAACTAACAAGTCCAGTACCTGTATATATAGGTAAATTACTATTTGAAAGTTTGATTTGGTTGTTACTGCTTATACCTATTAAACTAGCGGCTGTTCCATTTGCCATCTTTGACATTAGGAATTCATTGTTATCTAACGTAAGACTACCACCAGATATAATTGTATCTCCTGTAAATGTAACGTTACTTGTTATGTAGTTTTTAAATACTCCGAAACTAAAGTTTTTGGTTGCTTTATTAGCACCAACCGCTCCATCAGTTCCTAGTAGCATATCATTATCTGAAAGTACTGTATCTGTTGTTATTGTATGTATTCTAGGCATGTTTGTTGTTTTATATTATACAGGTTATATAACCATGTATTTAGTTTTATTGTTTTTATCTTTGTATGCTTTTAAGCATCGATTTCTATTAACCTCTGCGCTAACATAGCTAACGTGGATCCAATCTGGGTTTGCAATTGTTCCAAATTCCCATATCATTTGATCAAAGTTTAAATTGTTTTTGATATATTCATACATATCAGCGTTGCTCATATAAGAATATTTATCATCAATATCCATAGCTTGACCGTTGCAGTGCTGAGATTTTGAGCTACCACCAATAGCTTTATTAAGTTCAGGTCCACGATAAAAAGAATTTATCTTTATAGGACCGTTTACGTGAGCTCTAAGAGGTTCGAATACTTTTTCGCATAGTAACTCCATGTTTTTAATATGGTCTTCTGTAGGTGTGTTATTTAAACCAAGACGTTTCGCTGTTATGCTATACACGCCTTCCTTCATACTTACATTTTTACTTAACATCTTTCTTTTTTCTGCCTTTTCTAGCTTTACCTTTAATAGCATCGCCTATGTCTCCAGCTTGGTTACCAACTTCTTTTACGGCCTCAGCAACATCATTAATCTCAGCTTTAACAGCTTTAACTCTTTTTCTAGCTTCTTTAACAGTTGCAACTACTTTTTCATCTATAGTTGTTTTACTAAATACCCAGTCCCAAAATACTCTAATTACTTTTTTCATTTTATTTAATTTTTAGCAGTTACCACAATAGCCACCACAAATAGGGCAAGCTTCCATTTTGTTTTTCATTTTATTTTTATTAATTAACATTTCCATCTTCTTCTAGCAGCTTTACCTCTTTCACCTGTCCAACCTTTTGATCTTGCACAAAATGATTTTCTACGTTTAGCAGCTTTACTTCCAGCTTTAACTTTTCCAGTTACAGCTGTTTTTAACTTACTACCAGGGTTTTTCTTTCTATAAGCTTTAACGCCTTTAGCTGTCATACCGGCACCTTCTTTAGTAGACCTAAAGTTACGTCCTTTACCTTTTGTAGTTTTTCTAATAGCCATTACTTTTTCTTTTTTAAGCCTTTGCTTTTAACTTTTACTTTTTTACCTTTTTTACATTTGTAAGCCATGATATTATTTTTTTAGTTTAAATGTTTTGTTGTATGGTACTAAGTTATTAAGCGACTGTCTTCTACCATCACATCCACAAGGTATGTTTAAACCGCTAGACACCTTGTCTACGACAGTTTTGATACCTGTCGCTTTAGTGAACTTATGAATACTATCTCCTAAACCTTTAGATTTCATTACTTTTTCTTTTTTGGAACACAATTAGGTACTTTTCTACCACCTTTTTTCTTTGTGCCAACCATCATATATCCTTTCCAGCAAGGACTTTTCTTTTTTGCCATGTTTATATTTTTTTAGTTTTAAAACGATGCTTCTTTTCTAACTTCTTCTATTGATTTTTTTATTTCTTGTAAGTCAGTTGGCAACAACAAGTCTAAACCAGCTTTGAATACTCTTTCTTTTGATCCTTCTTTGAATATTATAATAGTAGGTGCCATACGTACTCTGTACCTTTTCTTAGCTTCTGGTGCATCGGCTATGTTTACCCTATAGTAAGGTACATCTAACTTAGCCCACTCAGCAAAGCAATTTTCTTTATTAAACTCTGCCCAAAACTCTACCACAACAATGTCTTTTTCTTCAAAACCGTCACCGTTGATAGCTTTGTTAAAGTTAGCATCATTAACCCAGTATTTTTCAGGCACATCTGACTGTGCGTAAATGTTTAAACTTAATAATATTAAAATAAATTTAATTAATTTCATGGTTATCTGTTTTTTTGCATTTCATATAATCTTTCATCTAGCTTTTCTAGCTTGTCTAGAATCATATCAACATCTTCTTGCGTATCCATTATTGTTTGTCTTATCAATTCGTCCTTTAAATCGTACTCAACTCTTTCTATTGGTGGGTGAGGAAGCTCCATAGCGCGAGCTATATCTGCCTGCATAACGAAATACATACTTGATAATGATATGGTAAAACCAACCACCATACCTATAGTTTTTAAATCTAGAGTTACCTTTGTTTTCTCTCCTATTTCGTTTGCCATTTTTTTATTTTAAAGTGTAGTTTAATCCTATTGATGTATTGAATAATTCGCTATCCCACATTTTAGCATATTCACCTTCGATAAATATACCTAAGTTTTTATTTATTTTCCAACCAAGATTTATTCCAGCATTGTAATCTTCCCACTGTTGTAATTCTGAGTCCTGTACTAAACCTCCTTTACCCCAATTGTTTCTATTAAGGTAACTAACGGCTTCGTCTCCTTTTATATATTTGTGATAAGGTAGTATATAATTTGCGTATGCATGAAGCCAGAAACTATTTTTGTAGTGGTAAAAATCAACTCCGACAATAGGTGCAATTTCACCAAAAGCATCTAACAAGTCCCATTGCTCTCCGTTGTATCTATTCATTAGATCTGTAAACACAGTTTCTCTAAACTCTAAATCACTATCAGCTACTCTGTTTCCTTCTTCATCAATCCAATACCAATCACTAGTTTCATTACCAGCTTCATCTGTAGATGTGTAGTATATATCATCATAACCATATTCAAAACCTAGCGTATACCACGGGTTGACTGGGTATTCATATTCATTACCTTGTGAATCAGTGTATACTTCTGTTTCGTTTAACCATATTTCTACTGGATTATAACCGTAAGCTCTATCGTGTGTACGGTATATTGCACCTGCAGATATACTAAACTTTTCACCAAGAGGTAATCTAGCTCTTACTTCTGCTGATTGATATTTTAGGTTTATCTTAGAAACCTCTCTTGATTCTGCTTTTACAATGTGATATTTACCTGTATGCTTTAAAAAGAATCTATGATTTTCAAACATCTCGCCTCTCCATCTTTCTTTTTCTACATGAAATTGATATTCTAAACCTTTAAAAGCAGATGTAGGTGCGGAAAAAGCTAATTGATTTTCTGTACCGTCGTAAAAGTTTTTAGGTTTTCTTTCATAGCTAAATCTAGCTAGTTTTCTTATACCAAAACCTAACCTATAATCAAAAGGATAGTCAGGAGTATCATCTACCACAACCGGTATATCATATAGTCCATCACCCTCGCCAGTTCTTACAAAAAATACGTTCTCATTTGCTTCTATAGAATTAGAAACATCAGCAGCTCCGTATATAGTACCGTACTTTATAAAGTCTTGGTATAAAGATTTAAATAAGTTTTTCTTTTCTTCAATTTGTGCAGAAGAAGTTAGGGTTGATAGTAAGAGTACTATAAATAGCAATTGTCTCATTGTTCGCTTGTTTTAATTATTATTACTTGTTTTAAATCTATTTTAATTTTTTTTACGCCTAACATTAACTCTTCGTCTACTTTTTGTTCTAGAGTTCGATTTAACCCTGCGTACTTCTTCTGGGCGCATAGAATCATATAGCTTTTCAAGTTGTTCATCTGAAAGACCTAGCTCCCATTCACTCCAACCTGACAACAAAGCTGCTTTAGCCCACATTTCGTTATCTTCGTCCATAGCATCTTGAACATTTTTCATCTTCTTAAGTATTCTATCCACTGGTAGATTAGCTGTAGCTGACAACACTTGAGCTCCAGCCATGTAAGCTGGATTGTCTAAACCAAATCCACCTTCTTTCATTTCATCTAAATCGTAATCTAAAGATCTAAACGCGGATCTTACTTTAGTAACTTTAGATGATATAGGTGGCGCAAAGTCTAACGTTTCCCAAGCGGCATTTTCGTACTTTGGATTACCTTTAGAATGTTCTTGTGATAACTTAAATAAAACGTTTTTAACTGTAGACACCGCAGCACCGCCAATTCCAAGCCCCCTTAATTGAGAATCAAGCATACCGTTTATCATATTTGATGATTTATCAATAATCTGTTGTTGATCATCAGGGTCTTCGTCAAACCCAATAGCAAACATTGCTTGTTGTAAAGTGTTAAATATAAGGTTTTGCACAAAGCCATAGTATATTATTTTAGATAAATTACTTTTTGCATCTCCTCTCCCGTTAGCTAAATCTTGTATTGCTCTTTTTTGTAATCTAGTATACTGCATTGGTGTGTTAGCAAAAGCTAAAACAACTCTACCTAAACCAGAGGCTTGTTGCGCTGATATTCTATCAGGTCTACTAGACTGTTGAGACTCTTCGGTTATTTCTCTAAAATCTCTAAAAGCTTTTTCTTTAGCTTTAACCTCTGACAAACCTTCTTTTAAGTAGCTATTTATTCTGTTTCTATAAAAAGAAGCACCACCACTAGATATTGCAAAACTATCAGCGCCTCTTGTCATTACAAAACCTTTGTTAAGTAAATAAGATATAGCTCCTTTAACACCACCTCTACTAGACATGTCTGCTATTTCTGATTCGTTAATATTTATCTTTAAACCATCACGCCTTTGCACTAAGTAATCTGAATTAAACAACTCTTTGAAATCTTTCCAATATTGTTTTTGATTACCAAAAGCTTTAGCTGCTGCTAAAGGGTTGTTATCTTTGAAGTTTACGTAGTTTATAGCTGATATAGTTTGTAGTACGGCTGATCTAGAGTTTAAGAACATAATAGCACCAACAGAGTTGTTTGTCCAGTCTAACACTTCGTTTTCTAGTCTTTGGAATACTCCACCTAGCTTTTTTCTGTTAGAACCACTTTCCATTCTTTGTAGTATATTTTCTAAGGCTTTTCTAGCATTACCACCATATGCTGCTTCATACTTATTTAGGTTTGCTTCAGAAAAAATTTCATTTTTATTTTCAATCCACTGTTGAAGATGTTTTTTTCTTTTAGTTGTATTAATACCTTCTATCATATCAGTAGTAATAGTTCCGGCTAACCAACCAACTCCAGGTTTAGTGTAAGCATCTCCTTTGTGAATAAGCATTAATCTATCAGCAAAGTCTTTTAAATCTTTGTTTGATTTAACAAATCCATCTATTTGTTTTAAATCTCTTTTAGATATACCAGGTATTTCCATTTTTTGCTTATTCCAAATATAAACTCTTAAAGCTTGTTCTTTTGTATAACCAGCAGCTGCACCTTCTTTTAACTTATCTCTCAAGCCTTTTGGTACAGATTTGATTTCTTTTTTTAAAGCATGAAAATCTTTCATTAACTGATGCCTTTCTTTAGTTATTGCATTTTCACCTCTAGCGTATGGATCTAGTAAGTTTGTTTTGTACCATGCCATTTGAGCATCTCCGGTTTTACCCTTACCTAAAGTAGGGTAAATTAAGCCCACAAAGTCTTCAGCAGTTGGTGGGATCCAAAATTTAAACTTACCCTTAGTAGCGCCTGCTACCTCACCTTTTGCTTTGCTATACACTTTCTCAGCTCCAATACCAGTTTTGTTTTCTAAAACATTATTAAACTCTTTACCAAGATCTCTACTCATTAAAGCTTGTTGAACTTCAGATTTAACATCTAGGTTTTGTAAAATATCTTTAACAGCTTTAACATTTTTAATTGCATCATCAGCAAAGTAAAAATCATTATAACCCTCTATATATTTATCTTTAACCCAATCAGCCTTCGCTTTTGCTGCTCCGTTCTCAAGTCCAGTTATATTTTCTATAGGAATTTCTAATCCAACACCTTTTAAAAATTTGTTAATAGCTATAGCGGATGCTTGAGGTCTAGCTGTTAATACAAATATATTCTTATTCCCAAACTTACCTTCTCTTTTGACAGCTAAATCAAACAAAGGCCCTTTCTTACCATCAATAACCTTGTTAAATTCTGAAAAATCATACTTAGCACCTTGCTTTGTTAGCTTAGCATCTTGTTTAGCAAACTCTGTTGCGTTTATTTTAAACTTATTACCATTAGGCATGGTAACAATTATTTGACTATTAGTTCTAGCTAAAGTGTCATCAAAATCAAAAATACTTATACCTCTTTTTTCTTTTTTTCTGTTTCTACCTTCTTGCAGTATCTTATCAAGCCTGTTTGCATCTACTATTTTTTCTAAGTTTTTAGCCTGTTGCTTGTATTCAGAAGACATTATCTCTTGATATAACGTCTTTTTAAATTTACTACTAACACTATATATGTTTTTAGCTAGCTCTAGGTTTTGCCCAAATCTAAATATATCAGCATTACTAGTTCTAGCGTCTATTGTTTCTCCTTTTGAGTTTTTGATAAAGTCTATCATATTAAATTCAGCTAATCTTCCATAAACACCTCTGTATTTACTCAAGCTTTTACCACCTTCAACACCCCACATGTTTTCAGCAATTAATAATGCAGTTTTTGATAAAGTCTATCATATTGAACTCAGCTAATCTTCCATAAACACCTCTGTATTTACTTAAGCTTTTACCACCTTCAACACCCCACATATTTTCAGCAATTAATAATGCTGACTCTAAACTTTGCTCACTACTTGATTTTAAGTGCTCGTACTTAGAGTATTTTTTAAATACATGTGTTTCAGCTTCATTTTTAAAGTTTTTACTTTTAAACTTTGTGAAACCACCAATAGCGTTATTATAGCCACCAGCTTTTACAAGCTGTTTAACTTCTTTTTTAATATTAGGGTTATTAAAATAACCTTGTTTTGGAATCCAAAAATAACTTCCTGGAGATAAGTTTCTTTCACCTTTGGTTCCTTGTTGTGAGTTTTCTTTCTTTAACTTAAATACATGGCCTAATCTATTATCTTTAATTTTTTGCGTTGAACCACTATGAACCCAATGCTCTAACGTCCTGTTAAACGCATCGTAAAAAACATCTAATTGCTTTGCACCTGGGTTTTCTTTGTAATATTCAGCAAGTTGTTCTCTACCTTTTTTACCACCTACTGCAGCTGCTTTTTTCCAAGCAGTAAAGTTGCTAGCGTTGTAAGCTCCTTTTATTGACTTCCAGTCTATCGACTCTACTAGTTCAATAATTTCTTTTGGTAAAGGGTTTTCACCTTTAACAGATGTAGAAGGTTTTGTTAAAGCTTCTTTGAGTGAGTTTATTTCTTTAGTTAAAGAAGCAGCATTACCTTTGCCTAAAGTTTTGTTGTGTAAACCAACAAGATCCATCATTAACGCCATATTACCGTCAATTTTATTCTGTGTAATAGCTGGCCATAAATCAAATATAGTTTTAGAATTTTTAATATAATTTCTTCTTAAACCTTCACTTTCTTTAGATTGAAATTCTTTAGGACCCATGTTAGCGTACTCATGGTTAGTCATAACATCTGAAAATTCAGAACCTTTAACGCCAGAAACAAACCTAGTTTGAGCATCAGCTCCAGCTAAAGCTTTATTAGCTATAGATAAGTCTAATAAATCTTTAATTCTATCATATGCTTGTTCGCCATATTTTGCAATAAAAGCTTTTGGGTTTCTCTCATGTAATCCCATCGCTGCTAATTGTTCAGCTTTCTGTATTTTATTAGTACCGAAAGCTTTGCCAAGATCATTAGAATTTAGTAATTCAGACTTACCACCAGCAATTTGGTTGTACAAAGCATCTCTAGCTGATTGATCTCTTAATTCAGGGTTAACAGTTTCGTTACCTGGTTTTTCTAAATAATTTCTAACAACTTGATTTGTTATAGCTCTACCTGTTTCAGATATTAAAGCATCTATAGCTCTTATCTGTTTACTTTGAGCTTTTATTTTAGTTTGTTTAAAATCAACCTTACCTTCTGGTGTTAAAAATATTCCTAGCTTTTCTAAAAACTGTGTTTTATTTAAGTTTTTTATTTTATTTTGAACTGGTAACCCTGCGGTTTTACCTGTCTTACTTGACGATGCTTCTGCTGCTACACCTTTTCTACTAGCCGCATTATAAAGCAAACCGTTTAATAACGAAGGTTCTATCATTGTAGATAAACCCTCTATTTTAGATTTACCTGTTTTTAACATAGCGCCGTGAGGCAATAAGTCATACAATGTTTTCCAGTTTTCAGCTATGTATTCTGATTTTTGTTTTGAGTTTTTACTAGACTCTCCTTTAACTACATCAGTTCTACCTCCAAACATCTCCATTGTTATATCTGGCTTTAAATCTAATAAGTCTCTATAGTTATATTTTTCTATGTTTTCAATATCAATCTTACTTTCTATAGATTCAACGTGCTTATCTGTTAGTTTTAAACTTTCTTTTAAGTTTATTAAGCCAGCCTCAGCTTGTCTTGGCCCAACACTTCCACCAGATGAAACACCACCTTCAAGTTGTAAGAAACTACCATCCGCGTCTATGCTAACAGTTTGTATTTCTCTTCCTTGAGTAAACCTATCATATATAGCTCCAGATCTTCCACCTCCAAAACCACCACCACCATAAAGACCTTGGATTAAGTATGATCCAAATTCACCTTTGTCAGGAGTGTATGTTTTAGATAGCTTAACAACTTCTAATAATGTTTCTTGTTTAAAATCAGATCTTTCACCTCCTTTAAATGGATCAAACTTGTTGTTTACAAAGCTTTCTACAAGTAACATGTTATTAGCTATAAGTCTTCCTTCTAAAGCTAAAGAACCACGGTTGTCTAGATTTTTCTCTTTCTCAAGCTTTCTAGCATCAAATAACTTATCAGAAAGATCTTTATTTTTTTGTATTGTTAATTCGTTTTTAACATCTCTAGAATTCAAAGCTTCTCTTTGTGAGTTTTGTTGAATATCTAGTTTTAATAAATCAACTTCATTTAATTTATATCTACCATCTTCAACTTTAAGATCTGATAGCGGATTATCTTTAACAAACCTAGTTAGTTTGTTTGAATACCCAACATCTAAACGTATATCTCTAGTTAATCTCGCTACATACCCTATAAAATCTTCTGCTGTTTTAATTTTCGGTTGGTAACCAGGTATCATTTCTTCAAAGAAACTAGTGAAATTAGCTTTAACCTCTTTTACAGCACTAGTAGCATATAGTTCGTAATACAAGCTTGGGTTTGAAAAAGCCTCTAACATGTAAGCTAGATATTCTTCGTTTTTAATTTCACGACCTCTACCACTTTCTAGCAAATCTATTATTTTCTTTAAAGACTCTGGAGCTTTATCATAATCTTTAGTTAATGACTTACCTATTTGTTTATCATACTTATGAAACACTTCTGCCATGTTTTTCTTAAACTGTAGTGTCATACCTGGGTTTGCTGATTCTATAGCTCGAAAAGCAGCGTGACCAATCATCTCGTGTATTTCTTTACCTTTATAACCCTCTTTGTTGTATACTTCTTTATTAAATATTATAAGGTCTTTACCTCCTTTTCCTCCACCTTGTAGAAACTGAGCTGGGCTCATGTTTTTACCACCGTGAAAGTTTTTATTTTTACCATCTACAAATCTAACATCATACCCTTTGTACAAAAACTCACCTTTTTCGTTTCTACCAACAGCTTCTTGTATTATTTTTTGAAAAGGCTCTGTGTATCTTTTTTTAAAGTTAGATTCAAACTCAGGGTTTTTAGTATCTAATTCATTAGCCATTTCCTCTAGTATAACCATTTGAGCAAATGTGTCTTTAGTTTCTTGATAACCATCATATTTAGATTTCTCCTCTTTAGATAGTTCTTCGTATTTTCTGCCGTTTAAGATTTTATCTTGAGCTTCTTGAAGTTCTAAAGACGCTCTTTGTTTAGCACCAGTTGTCATTAAATCTACACCTAAACCTACTTTACCGTTAGGCTTAATTCTAAATGCTTTAACATTGTGAGCTCCAACTAAACCGAAAACAAGAGAATTAGTAACAAGTCGTTGTGTTACATCTGACATATCACCATACATGTCGTTAAACTCTGCTTTAAAATCCTTAACATCCATAAAATCTTCGTAAGCTAACTCAGTGATGCTAGCTAACTCCATAGAAGCAGCACCAATTGGGCCTGCTTTAACAACTTTGTTGTGTAGGTTGTTTAACCATTTAAACCTTCCAGTAATGTTAAAATACGGTTGAGCTAAAACACCACCTGTGTAAAAAGCAGCACCTGATGTAGGTTTAAAACCAACACTTTGCATTTTAATTTCTTCCACAGCTACCATACCTAGATGACCTAACATTTTTTTAACTCTACTACCTGATCTTATCATTCTACCTAAAGCAGCTGGAATACCAGTTCCTTTTGTTATAGCACCAATAACAGCTAGCTCGGTAAGCATTGGCGCGAAATGACCAACACCTTCTGAAACGTTTTCAGACATACTTCTTGCTAGTTGATCTTTTTGGTCATCAGTAAATTGTAATGATTTTACCTCGCCTTTTTCTATTTTATCTTTATTCTGTATATTGTAATCTGATTGAAACTCTTGAATTTCATCTAATAAAAACCTATTAGTGTTTGTTTTACCAGTTATTTTAGCTAAATTTTCATCAGCTTCTATTTCAGTATTACCAAAAAAATGAGTTCCAAAAGCTTTAACTCCAGTATTAAACATACTACCAAAAAAACCTGATTTTTCAAGCTTAGATGGATCTATGTCTAATTCGTGAAGTTTAAACATTGCTCTTCTAGCTCCTAGATTATCATCTAAAGCAGCGTCGTGAGTTTCTATCCAATCTTTATCTTCTTTACTTAAAGCACCACTAGCTCTGTTAAGTACTCCAAACCCATCAGCATCTCTACTAGATAATCCATTTTTATGCATTGTTGCATAATCACCTTCCCAAACGTAAGTAAAATCTACTGTGTCATTCTTTAAATTCTCTTTGAATGAAACGTCTACGCCAGGTAAATTTGAAAGTTTCGACGAAGGGTATGATGTAGTAATATTAATCTTTATATTTTTATCTTTTGCCTCTTGCTGTAAGTTAAAATACCTTTTGAATAAACCATCATAATGAATATCCATAGCTTCACGATCGCTAAGCATTGCATTACCAGCCTTGTTCTTTACAAGCGCGATGTTGTTTTCTTGAGAATTTTTAGTTAACTTTGCAGATGCAGCTATTCTGTCAGCAGACGCTTGGGTGTAACCTTGTTTAACATAATAATTACTACCAAGCTCTTCATCGTCAAGCGCTATGCCTTTTATAACGTTTTCTGATGCTTTTATTATTTTCTCCTCTACTTTTATTTGCTCTTTTAAAACTTCAACGTCTGCACCTCCAGCGTCTAATCTTGCTTCTAAATCTTTTATTTTATCGTAAGATTTTCTAAGTATTTTTACATTTAAATGTTTTATCTGAGCATTTTTATTACCCTCACCTTCTACAACGTTACCTTGGTCATCTCTTTTTATACCTAGCTCTTTATCTATAAAGTTTTTATAATAAGGAGTTTCAAATACTTTTTTGTCTTTTTGATCAACTTGAGCCTTAACAAAGTTCCAGTATTCTTCTTTTTCTTTAGCTTCAACAAGTGTTGTTTGAAACATTCCTTTAGAAGCTACACTACCGTTTATAAATTTAACAAACTGATCTTTAGTAAGTTTAGTTCCGGTTTTTTCCTTAATTTGCTCATAAAGAGTGTCATTGATTTTTTCTCTATTATCACCCATCATTACATCAAGCTTATTAGTATCGTAACTATGAGCTTCACCTATACCGTATTTTGCAGGGTTGTCGTATATTTCTCTTAAGTTGTTTTTGGTAACGTCTGCCAATTTGTTAACCTCTTCTGCAGTTAATGGAGTTTTTATATTGTTGTTTGTGTAATTAGAAGTAGGAATACCCATACTGCTAGCGCCGTACGATGTTCTTGGTTTTGGTGTTGATTTATCTTGAGTTGTTACAGTTGGGTAATCTTGAGGTAATAAGCCTGTTTTTTTAAATGCTTGCTTTTCACCCTCGGTTGAAGTATTATTTTCTTCTATAAACTTAATAAAACTATCGTATTGAGAATCTTGTTGATCCCTTTCATTTCCGTAATTCCAAAATGATTTTAAAGTAAATGTTTCAGACTTTTTGTTAGGACCAGTTACACTTATTCTGTCAAGACCAGGTGTAGACTCCTCAAACTTATAAGGTAAGTCTTTGTATTTCTCCTTTAACTTCTCAACAACCTTTCCCTCAGCATCACCACCATCTCTATCTCCAATATCAAAATCATCCATTGATATATGGTTATACGGTGATGGTGCTTCTGTGTTGTCACTTTCTGTTTTTTCAACAAAGTCAGTTACACCAAAAGCTTCTTTAAACTCTTCTATGCTCATACTTAAGTTAGCAGCTTCTCGTTGAAGGTAACTTAAATCAACTTGTCGTCCGTTTATTTCAAACATATTTTATTTATTTATTTTCTTCCATGTAAGCTTTTAACATCGCTGTAAAATCAGCTTCAGTTTGGTTAAACTTAGCATCTGTTGTATTTGTTAAAGCTTGATATAAAGCTCTTCTACCATTCTCCGTGCTAATAGGGAAAGCCTCGCTTTCTAAACCATCTTCACCTTTTTTAGTGTAAAACGTTATTATAGTTCCACCTTTTGCATCTTGTGTAATTTCAGGCGGGTTATCATTATCTATTACTTTACCACGTAACTCATAACCACCTCTACTAACTAAGCTAGAAAACTCATCTCTTTTGCTTTCATCTTTTACTTGAGAACCAAGACTGTTACTGTATATTTCTTTCCATTTTTCAAAAACTTTTTTAGAGTCTTTCATATAATTACCGTCGTAATTACCCCAATCAAGTCCAATTTCATTACCATCTACGTCGTACTTTGTGTTTTCAACAGCCCAATTTACAATGTGTTTTAACTTCTTATCATTTAAATTACCATTGTATGCTTCTTTTAGCTGGTCAAACTCTTCTTTTTCAACAGATCCTTTTTTAGCTAACTTACTAGGTATTAAAGACGAGTCTATAGATCTTCCATCTAACAAGTCTTGATTTAATGTTCTAACCAAAGGAAGTTTTTCCATTTCGTAACTACTCATTTGCATGATTTCATCAAATACTTTTGTATTACCTGTGAAAGATTTATTGTTGTTGTTGTTATTATTATTGTTGTTGTTAATTGTTTCAGGTTTTTTCTGAGATTTTGGTGGGAAACCAGCGTACTCTCTTAGTTTACCCTCAAGATATTGATTAACAATTTCCTCATGTAATAAACTTTGCTCTTTCCCATCTTTATCAGTGTAGGTTAAAACACCAGTAGGATCATAAGGCGCTCTTCTAGCACCTTTAAACATTTGAGTGTTTGCTAAAATATTACTCCATATATACTCTTTATCTTCTTTTTTGTAACTACTAGAAATTGTGTTTTTTAATCTATTTTCCATTGCAAGATCTTCTTCACCATCCGCTAGCGTTTCATTAACTATTTTACTTTGAGTTTCTTTAAAGTTTTTAGCGGCTAATTCACCGTCTTTTTTAAATCTACTTTCGTAAGAATTAACACCTTCAACATTACTACCCCACATGTCTTTTGCAACATCCAGTTCTAGTTTTGTTATTTCTTGTTCATTACCATCTTCGTCTGTGTATTTTATAACTGATCTAGATGACCCTTTATCAAACTCATACTTGTAAACCGCATCACCAGATATTAAATGTTTCATAAAGTTTTGTGCATTTTGGTGTTTACCCCAGTTACCCCAATCTATTGTACTTTCGTCTGAACCAACCCAACCTTTACCAATGTGCTCTTTTATAACACTGTTAAAATCTGCTATTTTACTAGCCCTATCGTTTGCTAGTATTTTATCATCTTTTTTTAAGTTTTTATACTCTATTGTTTTATTTTTTCCTTTTTTTCTAGCATACCTTTTATCTTCACTATTTTCATTAACAACGTTTGCTATTATTTCATCAAGCTGTTGTTTTGTGTTAGTTGTAGCGGTAGACTCTATTTTACCAATAACTAAATCTGTTTCAGCAGCAGACTTACCGTCTCCACCTCTACCTCCAGGAGTTAGTAAAGGGTTTGCGTTTTTAGGATTATTTGGGTCGTTTTCAAAAGCCTTTAAAGCCGCTCCAGCATCTTTAGCGCCTTGTAATATACTTTCTTGAATTTTATCATTCATCTCAGCGTAGTCTCCTTCTTGCGCTATATCTCCACGAAAGTAAGCTCCAGTGCCTTTATTTATACCTGGTGCTTTTATGTTTGGGTTCCAAGCTTCTAAGCCTGGGCCTCTACCTGATCCTGTTGTTTTTGTTGCCATATTACTTTTTATATTTTATTATGAACCAGCTTGACCAGCCATATATAGGTTTGCACCCGCGCTAACAGCGTTTGGTATTGCTTGACCTAGTATTTGGTTTGATTGCATTTGTAAGTTGTTAGCTTGTGTTTGGTATTGAGTTTGCATACCAGCTGTTCTATCTAACTGAGCCATATCTCTGTTTTCTTGAGTCTCAAACATGTATTGGCTTCCTTGTGCTCTCATAGCTTGCATTCTTCTTGATTCATTAATTCTCATTGCTTGTGCACCTTGCTCGCCTTGAGCTCTATACATAGCATTTTGTGCTTCTTGTTGGTTCAAGGTAGCTGAGATACCTCTTTTACTTCGTAATGCAGCATTAGCTAAAGCAGTTGCTCCTCCAGCTCCAGCACCAGTTTGTCTCAATGTATCTAAAGAGTTAGCTAAAGCTATATCAGCTTCTTCAGCTTGAAACTCAGCTGACTCTGTTGCTACTTGTAAGTTAGCCATAGGATTTGATATCATATCAGACAAGTTACTCATACCGCTAAAAGGATCTATTATTTCTTGTCTATTGTTTTCTAAGATATCTAGTTTTCCTTGCGTATCCTTAGCTGCTTTTAAATTTCTTTTACTAGCTTTATTAGCTGAGTGAGCCGATATACCTGAGCCTATCAATGATAATCCGCCTCCAATTATTAAAGCTGTACTTAATGCCATTGCCATAATTACTTATTTATTGTTAATATATTCTTCATATTCTTCATATGTTATACAACATACGTCTTCTTCTATTTCACGTATGTCTTTTTTATTTTCTGTGTTTGGAAAAACATTATACCAAATAGTTGTTTCATGCGCGTAAACAACTCTTTTGTCTCCTGGTGTAGAAACTATATGACAAGGAGCATAAAAATCCTTAACACCTTGCTCATTAGCTATTGTCACATGACCATTTAATAAAAATATCATGTGTTTGTGTTTGTATATAGCTCCTATAGATAAAGTGCCTTTAAACAAAAATATTTGCCTAATATATACATTGTCCATAAAAAAATTCCTAATAGGAGTTATTTTACTTTCTGTTGAAACTATCGGTTTATCTTTAGTACCAGCTTCAACATAATTACTATCCTTAGACACATCCATCATTGTCTGTTGTAGTTTGTTAACCGTATCTCGAAAGTTAACAGAAAGCTCGTTCATAACAAACGGCCTTATTTTTTTTTCAATCATATTTAATTAAACTATTACTTCACTACCAACAGAAAATAGTTCTGCTTTAGTAGCTGATACACCTTCATTTGGATGCCAGTATTGCATTTTAACGTTAGCAAAATAACCCTTAACACCAGTTGTGTTAAAATTAGAGTTATCTTGAAAAAAGTCTCTAGCTTTATTTCTTAATTCACTAAAATAAAAACCTTCTTTTTGAACAAAACCTATAGTCTCTAAACCAACTAGTGTACCTTCTTCAGGAACAACATAGCAAGTATTTATATCGTTATAAGCATTGTAACCACTTATAGTGTTACCACCAGTTTCAAAAACTTGCATATTCCAACCTGTTGTTCCTTCGTAACCAATAGTTAAAAAAGTTTTAACAATTTCAGGTTTATCATTAAAAACAAACTCTACAAAGCTAGAATAATTAGTGGCGCTTCCTACAAAATTACCTCTTGGCACGCTTTCACTGTGCTGTAAATACAAGTTGTTACCTTGGAAAGTGTAAAATTCATTATTTAAACTAATACCACCTCTCACTTTGTAAGTATAAAATGATGTCCAGCCTTTTGACCTTTCATCGTAGCATAGCGTTGCGTAATCTTTCACGTCTACGTTGTTTACATTTATACCGTTTTCGATAGGATAATTTACAGGATCTTTAGTTTCTAAAGTTAAACAATACTTACCCTTTTGCTCGTCATAAGCTCCATATATAGTATCACACACTTTCAACGCATCTTTAAACCAGTCTTTCATACCAGCATCCGAAATTGGAGTTATGCCATCTTTTGATAACCTTAAAATTGCTCCTCTTCTTTTATCAGCAAAATATTTTCTATTTCCATAAGAAGTGAAGCTTTCAGGGTGTGTGCTAATACCAAAATTACCAGCATAAGGTGTGATCTGACCTATAACTATTTTAGCAGAAGCAGTTAGAGGTTGTCCTTCAGCTGTAAATATCGCGTCTTTATCAATAAGGGCTCTATTAACTTTGTTTTCTTGAAATATAATTAAATTAGTGTCTTCAGCGTGAAGTTTTTGTATACTCCCTTGAGCTATGTCAACAGCTCTTGTTATATCTTCTCCACTTGGGAATTGATTTGATTCGTTAACATTTGTTCTTGAATTAAATATTCCAGAATAAGTCATTGCATTTTTTCTAACCTTTTGAGCATACTCTTGATCGGTTATATGTGCTTTAACACCATAATCCATCACTTTACCATTAAATTCACCTTCTATTCTAGCCTCCTCTATGTGGTACTTGCCTGGTGCCTCGTTTGAAGCAGTTCTTCCACCGGCTAATACTATTGAGTTAAAGTAAGATATTTCTAATATTGCTCCCATTCGTTATTTATTAATTATATGAAACATTGTCCGTTTACTGTCGTGATTATTCCACTTGAGTTTATAGTGTAAGCTATGTGAGTCGATCCGTTGTAAACAACTATAAAACCTGCTCCCAATGTTGTTGTCAACGTAGAGTTTGTATATATTTTGTTATTCACAAACAAATTAGTAGACGTTGGCATTCCATTAAGACCTGCAGTATGCTTGATAGCATAATACGTGGTTGCTGCAGCTCCACCAACTGCTGCGGTACACACTGAATTTTGTCCAGAACTTGTGGCTACCCACCACGCACTTATATCTTGAACAGCTAAAGGAGTTATATATATGGGCTGACCAACACCTGAGCTACTAGACAAATTACCATTATCTACAACACTCCAACCTAAACCTACACTTTGGCTATATATACCATCGCTGTGTGCGCCAAATATTGAATCAAAGTTAAAACTTGAGCTAGTACCTAGTTTCCAGTTTCCATCAGTAGGCGCGCTATTTATAGTAAAAGAACTAGCATCTACACCTTCTAAGCTTGCTGTCATTCCAAATCCATTATTGTTGAAGTCTGAAGCCCCGTTAACAGCTGTTAGGTCAGCAAATTTTGGAGTACTAGCAAGCGTGTTGCTAGGCATTATTAAACCACCCGGGTTTGCAGCTGTTGGAGCTACATTCGTTATAGTCACCGTTAAAGGGTTTGGTGTTGTCCCTGTTACAGCGTTACTTTGCACAGCTCTAATAACCAAGTTGTATATATCATTAGAGTTGTTGTTGTAAAACGCGAACAAACTATTTGATTTTAACATCCAATTTCTTTGAATATAAGTTGGTACATTTGTTGTTTGATCAGCTGCTGAAAAAGCTTGTATTCTATTAGTACCACCAGTGTCAGTAATGTTAACAACAACAACAGATTTAATAAATGCATTATTATTAACACTCGCGGAATGTCCTTGGTAAAACACCACTCTGTACCACCCATTACCATTAAAGTTAGTTGGAAAATCGATTCCTCCAACCTGCCCTGTTGTTAGTGCGGTTATATATTGCGGTGCTAATCTAAATTTAAACATTCCAGAAGCTCCGTCAAGTAAAGATTGTTGATTTGCTATAGAAGCTGATGATTTAACCGTAGATATTCTAACATAAGATTTGTCATCTTCAAAAGCAATACTAAATTTATTTAAATCACTACCATCATTAGCGCTATTAGAAACACCTAATATTGAAAAGCTGGTTATAGTTGGTGAGCTACCGTCATTATATGGTGTAGCTGTTAGCTCGCCTATTTGAGCACCACTTCTTGCTTTTTCTAAAAGTGGAGCATTTAATGATGCTACAAAACCACTAGCGCTAAAAGTAGGTGTTATTTGTATGTTTGTTGGGCCATTTGAAGCGTAATCACAATGTTCGTTTAAATCTCTAACCAGTCCACAGCTAGATGTTTCAAAATAAATATCAAGCTTTGACTCAAAAGGTTTTGTTTCAAAAACAGTTAAACCTTTATCTTTGCTTTTAGGGTAACCAAATGGCATATCTGAATTTAAATTGTTTGTAGTCCTTATAACATCAGTTCCATTCGCATCAAACTCTCCTAGAACATTTACTGGTTCATTATAAAGGTTTGGTATTTCAGCTACTTGAGGATTTTTATTGTGATCCGCTAAAAAGCTATAAACTCTTAGTCTGTCAGGAAAAAGAGATGGAGTAATATTACCACTACTATCAACCTGTTTAGCGTTTGACAAACTAGATAAACCTTGATCCGTAGCGGAACCTATACTAAGAACCGAAATGTAAGGCTGGTTAATATTATCGTTTATTATTGAATCATAGTGATTGCTTGCGTTTGATGTGGTTATTTGTACAACTTTAGGGTATAGTTTTTCTTCTGATGAAGAAACACCATCCCTGTTTTCGTCGCTTGTATTTAATGATCTAGGTACTTTGTTAATGTTATCGTTTGTTAAAGAGAAAAAACTTCTACTATCAGGACCAGTACTCCATTCACCTTGTATACTCTGTTGCTTATAACCAGAAAAGCTTGTTACTTCTGAATTATCAACCGTCCAATTGTTCATAGGGTGAGAAGTGTAGATGTTGTAATAGTCTTGCTCAGACTGCTTAACTACTAGTCTCCAAGAGTACCACCCGTTTGGGTTTGTAAGCGAATGTGTTTTATTAGATTCAACTATTCTAGAATCTTTAAACTCTACAGATAACGCTTGACCATAAGCAGCATGTTGCGTGCTCCAGCTATATGCGCTACTAAATTTAGCACTTAAATCTTGACCAAGAGCATCAACAGTGTGTGTATCTGATAAATTAGCTATTTTATAAGTAGATGGTATAACCGGTGAAGTTCTACCGTATTTATCAACAAGAACCATTCCAACTTTATAAGTTCTTCTTTGTTTTAAATTATGATACTTGTACTGTTCTCTATTGTGAAAATAGTGACCTATATCATTAGCATCGTAACCTACTTCATTTTCTCCTTTTGGTCCACTAGTAACTATAAATTTAATACCTTTTTTATTATCTTCATCATTAGGTAAATCATAACCTAAAGTTATATTACCATAAACTAATCTATTTCCAACAACCTCTTGAGCTTTTGCCCTAACAGGAACGTTATCACCTACTCTTATCAATTGTCTTTCTGGAAGAACCTTAAAAGCTTCTTTGGCTAAGTAAGTATACTCAACAGTTTGCCTGTAATAATGCCCGCTAGATTTAGGTTTAACCTTGTATCTACCAAAGGTTAAATCTGTTATATTCACCATGTCAATAATGTCAACTATTTGAATAGACAAAGTTCCAGCTTCTCTTAATAATATTTCAATATTTTTTATTTTTAACTCATTAATGTAAGAGTTTGCGCTTACGTTACCTGGTGACGTCTCGTGTTCTGTGGGAATACCACCGGTAATAATAGTTGGAATTGGTATACGCATTACGACTTTGTCATAAGCGTTTTTCATTATAGGAACTTTGTTGTGCTGGTAAATGTATTGAGCGCTAGTACTAACGATTGGTTCTGGCGCATCAGATTTACCTATTGAGCCAAATTCAATTAAACTACTATTAAGAGGTTTAAATACATGCTGAGTAAAGGGTGATATAATAGAATAAGTATCATCGTCGTATTTATATCTATATGCAAATCTAATAAACTTCTCTTGCATATACTCAGATTTAGTGTGTTGAGTATTGTTACTAGGATCTGTTGTAACTAAAGTGTACGTGTCTCCTAAGTTTGCATTAGACGATGCTTCATTAGACTTATGTAAAAATGGAGGTAAAAAAGGAGCAACCTTAGCCACTGATATTTTTTCTTCACAATTATAATACGATGGATCTGTTTTAGCTCTCTCAATGTCTAAGTATCTGGGCTGATTGTAGTTGTCAGTCCAGTATAAAGAGTTTCCTAAAACGTTTACACCTGTTATATGGTGTGTTGTAGATAAGTTTAGAAAAACACCTGAAGCTAAATAGTGTGTTTGCCCGTTAGACTCTCTCATCACTATTCTACAATTTTCATCACTACTGGTATTAGCTCTATCCATAGAATTAATATTCGCGTTGGCGTTATTAGAGCTAAAGTTAGTTATAAACCAAAAAATTCTCTGAGCATCAACATCAGAATACGAGCCAATACAAACGCCATTATCCAAAACACCTGAGCCTAAATCTAAAGTTGCAGAGTTCACAAGCTCGTGACCTCTAACATTTTCAATAGCTCCAACATCAGAATCTTCACTGTTTGTTATAAGTACGTTCTGCGCTTTTCTATATTCTCCTTTAGGTACAAGTCTTTCATCAAGGTCTAAATTCATCTTACCCTTGATAAACATGTTTTTTAGTTGAGCCATTTAATTAGTGTTTTAGATGTTTGGACTTTCCTCTCATAACTTGAGTAAGTTCTCCTATTTTTAAATTAGATAATCTAATTTTAGCATTGCGTATCGCTGCTCTTCTTGATTTTCTATACCTGTTTATAACAAACTCAGGAACACCGAGTCTTGTGTTTAATAGGTTAAAAAGTATACTTTGATATACCGCATCTTCAGCAAACTTATGTATTTTCATTTCATTATCTGTACCTAAACCATCAGATACATACTTCATGGTTATTATTTTGTCTTTTAAATTACTACTAAAAGATATTTGACCTCTAGCCTCATCTACAATAAACAAACCATTTTCCTGCATGTTTTCAGGTTCTCCACCAAATCTTTGGCCTAAGTTACCTACTCTTTCTGTGTGGTATGTTGTATTTAAAAAATAATCATTATTTTCTAAACTTCCAGACAAATGTGTTGCATCAAAATTTTCAAACCTTTCACCAGTTATAGGTGTGCCAAGCATCAAGTTTCCTTCAACATCGTACAAGTAATCATAATCTGAATCTTGTAGTATTGCTTGACTAGGTCTTGATGTGTTTCTTCCTGGGTAAATTATATGTTCAATACCAGCGTTATCAACCCAAGAAACCCTAACATAATTAACATAATCTTGAGGCATTGGTATACTTAAACTTGGTGGTATTTCAATTTCTTGTATTTTTTCTAATCTACTAATGTCATAGCTAAATTCTTGTATTGTTCTTTTTGCTTGAAACAAAACTTCAGATCTTTTAGCGGTATTAACTAGCTTTCCATCACCAACATAACCTATCATAAAGTTTCCTACTATGTTTTTTAAAGAAATATACCTATAGTCGCCTAAAGTTGAATCATTTAAAAGTAAGTCAATGACAGCACTAGCTGATATTTCACCGTTACTAGTTAAAGCGGTTGTGGAAAAGCCAGCTGTTAAGTGTGTGAACACTAATGTTGCAACACCATTAACAACAGTGTAAGTGTAGTTACTTGCTACTTGTGCTTCACCATTTATATTTATTGTGAAATCATTAGTAGAAGCTGGTGTGTAAGGAAAGCTGCTTGCTAACGTAAACGAAGATCTAGGTATACTATTACTTGTAGCACCATCAGATCCGTCCCATTGGTACTTACTTTTATAATAATTTAACGGTGTTGCTTTTATTATTCCCATTTTTTATTGTGCTTTTAGTTTTGATTGTGATTGCAAAGCTTGACTAGTTAAAGTAACCAAACCTTGATCTTTTATTGTTACCCCTGCTAAGCCAAGTATTGACATTATAAGCACGTTTTCTTCTGAAGGATGTAGCTCAAAGTTTGTTGAACCCAAAGTAGTGGTGTTATATAAGTCTGCGTTTCTTACGGTTAAAACCATACTGCCAGATGCAGTGTTTGGAATAGCATTAGGTGCTATTATTATTTGTTCACCAACAACAAAGCCACTTCCAGGTGATGTTACTTCAATTGCAGATATAGTGTTATTGCTAACTGTTACTTTTATAATTGCTTTAGATCCAACACCACTAGATGTTACACCTGCCGTAATATCAACTTGTAAAGTGTAGACTTGTGAAGTTGTTATATCAGTTCTGTTTGTAGAAACAATACCCATATCATGTATACCTTGTACTAATCCTGTATCTACAAATATTCTTGAATCGTAAGTGTTTGTTCCATATGTTGGATTAACTGTATATCCAAATCTAGGTGCTGTTGGAATTTTAATATAATCGACAGTTAAAGTATCTGTTAGCGTAGGTTTTACAACTATTAAAGTCTTTCCATCATCAGTTTGAGATTTATAATACACAGGAAATTCTTTTGATGGTTCAGTTAGCGGAGAGGATAAAATATATGCTAACTCGTTTTTGTCAATTTCTTCTAATGAAATTGTTTTGTCTAATAAGCTAATGTCTATTAGTTTATAAATATCTGTAGGTAAACCATAGTTAATTATAGTTTTAGATTTAGAAAATGCTTCTATTTTTTCTTTTATTCTTTCTGGTAAATCAGCATAACCAGCATTTATTCTACCTAAAGCGTCCATTGATAAAAACCTATTATACTCAGCAAAAGCTATTTCCAATAAGTTCATCTGAGCAATTTTAGCGTTTTTATTAAATTCGTCAGGTGTTAAATAACCTCTTTGCTCTTTGTTTAGTATTGATAAAACTGATTTATATACTGTGTTTACGTTTATCATAATTTTTTTTTATTATAAAGTGGTCACCCCATAGAGATGACCACTCTACAAAATGATTTATTTTAGTTTTTTCTCTATTGAGTTTAAGACTTTTAAACCTTCATCTGTTTTAAACCAAGCAGCTAAAGCAGTGTATGGATGTTCGTCAAAAGGAACTTCAAATAGTTTTCTTTTTTCTTTACCAGCCATAAACGTTCTATTGTCTTCTGACAGTATTAAAATACCGTTTTCAACAGCTTTTATACCTAAGTTTCTTAAATGTACGTTTTCGTCTTTAGTTAACTCTAAGAATAAAACAGGGTTTTCCCTTGCAAATATCAAAGTGTCTCTTCTAAGCTCCTTAGATTTCATCTTACTAACCTTAGAACCGATCTCTGCGCGCATAATTGCTTCCATATCATCTACTGACATTTCAGCTGCCGCGTTTAATGCATCTATTTCTAACTCAAAAATATTTAAGTCAGCTTCAGCGTCTACTTCGTTATCTACTTCTCTAAAAGTTTTATTTATATCTGGGTGGTACATAGATAAAAATTTTTGTAAAGTTGTATCTTTTTTCTCAACAAACAAAAATCCATCTCTAAATATAATATGCCCAGGTCTTGTTTTACCTTTCCAGTCTTCGACAAAAGGAGTGTTTTGATTAATAGCGTAAGCTATTTCTCTTTGATAACCTTTTTCTTCATCAAAATAGTAAAGGTTTTTTCTTTTCATTATTCTAACTACAGGTCTTGAATCACCTATTAGCTCGTATAATCTATCTTTTATCTCCCACTTTGGAGAAACAGGCTTAGCAGCCTTTTCTTTTTTATTTTCCATAATATAATATAATTAAATAGTTAATAAGAGTAATAATTACCCCCGTATAAAATACGAGGGTAAAAATTACAATAATAATTGATTATCTGAATAACACGAAGTTGTTTGCTCCTTGAGTAACAATACATCTTTCAGATAGATAGTGAACTTTCATAGCATCAAGATCAGATGTCGCAGCACCTACAGATCCAGTTGTCCATTTTTTAAGTTTTCTATCATCAGCTTGAGACGCTCTGTATCTTACGTGTAAGAAAGGACGTCTGATGTTTTTACCCATGTTTTCATCGTAAACAGTTGTAGTCCCAGCAGGTACCATAACTCCTTCGATTTTTCCAGCAGTAGCTCCATCATTCACTAAGAATCTAGTTGACTTGTTATTTAAGTATTTCCAGTCAGTTTTGTAGAAATCATAAGATGCTCTTCTAAAACCGTTGAAACCTAAATTAAGCGCCATATCCTCAGAGTTGTTAAACACACCGTAGTTAACACCACCAGCATAGTGTGAATTTACACCAGCTAATAAATCATCTACAGCTAAAGCAGCTTCTCTGTTTAAGAACATCATGTTCTCAGAGATACCACCTTGCTTATCTAACTCTTGTAAAAGAATATCAAAATCTTCAAGATCATCGTTAGCACCAGACCCAGAATAGTCAAACATACCAGCACTTGCAACAAGGCCTCTGTTTTCTAATGCAGCAAATAAACCTTCAGAACCAGTACCAGTGATACCAGCACCTACTACGTTTTCAGCTTCCATCATTGACATCTCTAAGTAATCATCAAATCTTTTTTCTGTATCACCTGAAGACTTTAGGTACCATAAGTAACCTGATTGTCCAGCTTCACCAGAAACTTCAACCCAACCAATCGCAGCCGCGTCAGATCCATTGATCATAAACTCGTCTTTGATTATCATTGGTTTGTTTTGAAAAGACTTGAATTCAGCTTCAACTCCACCACCAAGACCTAAAGTCCCTTTTTTGAAATCAGAACCGTATACAAAGAATCTAATAACTAAACCTGATGTACCAGACAATGAAGCGTGGTCAACGAAGTTATCATATCCGTAAGGCTTGATTGTACAAGTAGCTCCATCAGTTGCAGCTACTGTAACTTGTCCTTTAAGAACAACTACATTAGAAGACTGAGTAACTTGACATACAACCGTTTGTCCAACTCTTACAGACATTGCGATACTAGAACCAGCCTCGTTATCAATATCTTTAGGAGCTGTTACAGCACCTGTAGTTGGGTTAATTGTAGCTTTGTAAGCTAAGTGTAATCTACCTTGCTCAGACCAAATAACTTGATCAGAAGACATAGGCATTTCTGCACCGACCATTCCTAAAAATCCACTGATAGATCTGTCTCCATATCTTTCAATTTCTGATTCGTAAAGGTCTGGCAGGTATTGTTGAGCCCATCCGCTATTACGGATGTCTAAGTAAGCACTTTCCAGTGTTACTTTGCTCTGAGCAGGAGTAACTAATCCGTTACCTAACGTGCTCGATGTAAAATTTACATTTGCCATTTTTAATTAATTTTAAGTTTGTTAATAATTTTTAAGTTTAAATTTAAGCTTAGAACTATCGTCACCGCTAATTGCTTTTACTTTTATACCACCAAGGTCTACAGTACCATTATCTGTTTTTCTAGCATCCATGTTTATATTTTTGGCTTGACTAGTTAAATTTTTAATACCATCTGCTTTACCTTGCTCATAAAAATGATTAGCAATAGCGTCTGCGTTCTTACCTGCAAACAAAGTTTTGTGGTAATCTTTAGCATTTTTTAATTGATAGTTATCATCTATATAAGGTTTTAACCATGAACTAAATTCACTCTGATCACTTCTAACTGCTTGCATGTCTTTAACATTGTAGCGATATTTCTTGTCTCCAACTTGAAAATCAAAACCTTTGAAATTTTCGTTAAATACTTTATCAGTTTCGTTGTTAAATACTGTTTTAGCTTGTTGCTGTAGTTCTTTTGCCTGTTCCTGCTCTTTATTATACCTGTCGAAAAAATCAATAGCTTTTTGTTGTTGTGGAGGTAACTTAGAACCTAACTTAAGCTCTTCGTAATATTTCCCCTTCAAACCTTCTAAATGCTGTTTTGCTTCAGCGACAGCTTCCTTGTAAGCAAGCTTTTTGCGTTTCACGTCTTTTTCACCATCTTCATCTTCATCATAAGAAAAAGAATCTTCTATTAAAAAATCTAATTCTTCTTGATTTAAATGTGGTTTAGTTTTTTGATAGTACTCTTTTAATAAGGTACTATCTTCCAAACTAGAATAATCCGTATTGAGCTTGACGTAATCCTCAACCGTTCCACCAGTCTCATTCATAAACTCCACGAGTTTTTCAATATTTTCTGGTAGTTCCATTCCTGGAGTTTGTTCTTTTAATTCAGTTTCCTTGCTTACCTCTTCCTTTGCTTCTTTTGCAGGTTCAGGTTTTTCGTTTGTTACATCTTCAAGGATTACTTCTTCTTTTTCTTCTTTTTGCTTTTCTTCACTTTTTTCGTTGGAGCTGACTTCTTCCCGTATGCCATTTTCTTCGTTTTTAATGTTAGACAAATTTACTTTGTAATCACCATCTTCGTTTTTTGGTGTTTTAGGTTTTTCTTCTTTTTTAGGTTCCTCAACCTTCTCTACAGTTTGTTCAACTGTATCTTGTGTAGTTTCTTCAACTACGTTTTCATTTTTTTCTTCCATAATATAATATAATTAAATAATTGTTGTTATCTAGGATCAAACTGTTCTAAACCAAAACCGTCTAGGTTATCAAAACCTTTAGATTCAAAATTCTTAGGACCAGTATTTCCTTTTCTTTGTTCAATCAACTCGCTTTGTTGAGTTGCTTGCATTTTTGTTCTATCATCTTTACGATCTTCTTTTCCACTATCTTTATCTTTAATCACCTGCAACTCTTGTTGTTTTAACTGCATGTTTAGATTAAATTCAAATTCCATCAACTCTTTTTTAATAGCTGCTTCTCTTTCCATTTTTGAAACATCAAATTGGCTTTGAGCTTGTGCAACTTGTATTTTAGTTTGAGCAAGCGCCTGGTGCTTTTGCATGTCAGCAGCCGCGGCAGCCTCTGCTGATTTAGCATTAGACTGTGTTTGAGCCTCTATATTTTGAAGCTGTATAGATCTATCTTTTTCTTCTTTTTTACGTCTACGTATTTTTAAAAGCTGATTTGCTAGTTTTAAATTTTTAACTTCACGTATATCAATAGCGTCTTCTAAGTTTATTCTTTCTTTTTGAAGAGCCATTTGAATATTATTTTCTAATAAAGCTTTTTCTTCATCGTCAGGTTGTAACGTTAAGTGAATACCAAAATCGTGTAAGTGTAAATCACTAACTTCTGTTAAAGTAGCAACATTAAACTTACCTAGCGTGTTTAAAAATTGCTCCTTAGTATTAGAGTACTCTAAAACGTCTGATATTCTAAGAGAAATACATTCAGCTGTTTTAAGTGTTAAATATAAACCACCTTGTAGTATATGTCTTGTGGCTGTGTTTGAGTTAGCGGCAGCAAGTTTTTGAACACCAACTAGAGCGTTTTTATCAGGAAGAGCGCCATCTCTAGCTTCGTTTAAACCAGTCACATCACGAAGCATCTGCATGTAATAATTATAAGTTTGTATTAAACTAGCTATTTTTTGATTACCACCGCTAGATTTTAACTCTTGAATAGGTACTCTACCTTGATTATAATCACCATCTTGAGTCATTGACCTTCCTATCACAGAACCAGTTTGAAAGTACATATTCAAAGCTTCTTGTGGATTATAATTTGTTCCATTGCCTAAATCTATTTCAGCTATTCCATCAGCATCCATGTATACACCATCTGGTACAACTCTTGATAAAACTTGTTGTAATTTTAAATGAGTTAACTGAATCATATCTGCAAAACTTGTCATTCTACCTACTAAAGACTCAGGTCTACCTTGATAAATTCTAGGAGCAACAATTTGGTACGACATGTGACACTTAGTGAGATCTGCTTTAGGTCTAGACATGTTTTCAGCTAGCTTCCAGTCTAGCATTTTTTCAAACCCAACTATTTTAGTTCCACAATATATAACTTCTATCGATCTAGCTAGTTTCTTAAACCTTGATCTATCATCTTTTGGAGGATTAAACGTATCGTCTTTTTGCAAGGCTTTGTCGTTACCACTAGCGCCTTGTTTAACTTTATAGACTTGATTTTTATAAGTCTTGTACTCAAAGTTTAATATATGAACAAAGTTATCGCCTGTTTTTTGCGCTTTGTAAAAATCACTTGAAGCATTATTATTTTCTATTTCATTAATATCTTCGTCGGTTAAATCAGGAAATCTTTTCTTTAATTCAGATACAGACACTTTTTCAACCTCACCAACGTAGTATAAGTCGTCAAAATAAGGTGAATCCGTGTAGGAGTGAACTATATCAACAGGGTCTACGTATTTAATATTAATACCATCAGATATATTAAAAAAGTTTTTAACACAACCAACACCTAGTACTGTTATATCATAATCAACTCTTTTCTTTAAAAGATCATAATCATTAATAGCAAAAACATTAGCTATAGCTTCTTCAGAAGCTATTTCAATACTCTGCTTATAATCTAACTGCATGTGCAAAGAAAGCTCTTCATTTGTTTCAGGTAAAGCTCCTGATGGTATGTTTGATTTAAATAAAGAAACTTTGTTAGTAGCTTCAACATGGTTATAAAAATCTTTATTACCCATATCTTCAACGATATCCTCTATGTATCTAGTTCTTTCAGCGGCAGCTACAGAGTCTTGAGAGTAAGCCTTAAGCTCATATGTTCTGTCTTGTATACCATTCACAACAATATCTACAAATTTAGGTATAATAGGTACTGGCTTCCAGTCTAAATTAAGATAAGACAAATCACCGTTAATAGATAATTCATCTTTGTATTTTTGAACAGACTGTTCGCCTCTAGCGTATAATCTTAAATCGTTGTATCTTTTCTTAGAATGCAAATGTTTATTACCACCTCCATCTTTTTGAAACCACTCATGCTCTATAGATCTTGCAACTTGCAAGCCATATTCTAAACCTTCCTTCTCAACGTCTGAGACAGAGTGACTAGGAAAGCTAGATTTTTTTTGTGTAGTTATTGCCATTTATTTGTTTATTATTTTTGACGTTTCTCCTTTATTACTATACTTAGATAAACCAAAGGATATTTTTATACTTTTTTTATCAGCAACAGGTTTATACAAGTTTCTATTACAAGCCATTATAGCAAGCCCAGAACTAATCGTTGCATCAAATTTTGTTCTATTATTTATATCAAAGCCAGACCAATCTGCTAGTGTTCTGTTAAAATACATGTCACCATAAGTGTTGTCTTCTTTTAAACCTACGTATTTTTGTATGTAAGTTTCTATAGCTGCGGCGTGTGCTTGCCTTATATCTTCACTAGAATTAGGTATTCCACCTATTTCCTTTTCAGCTGTTGATAATTTATTCCAAATTTTATCAGGTCTATTCATACTAAAACCTCTGTAACCTCTTCTTTTAAAATAATATAGTAGTCTTGGTTTGTTGTTTTCACACAATAAAGGCATGCCATAAAAAACACAAGCCATTAAAACATCTTCAAAAAACATTTCTGCCGTCTGTGGTCTAGCTACATATTCTAAGAAAAACTGGTTTGGTGGAACATTTTCCATACTAAACTTAGTTAATCCATGTAAAGCTCCATTAGAACCCTTACCATCTACTGTTCCTGATATATCATAACTATCACATCCTAAAGCTCCAACATGCTCGTTTCCAGGATATTTTTTGCCATTGCGAGTGATTACGTTGTTTTGCATATTCCCATCTGGAATCCAGCTAACGTAAAACCTACCACTTGAATTAGGGTTAAAAACAACTCTAGTGTCTTTAATTCCATTAACCCACTGAAAACTACCCTGCGTAACTAAGTGTGACTTAGTAGTATCGTTTATATAATCTATTTGCTCGTATATTTTAACTAAATTAAATATACTATTTTTTGTCTCATCTCTAAAAGCATGATCTTCACTTCTAGGAAATTGTCTATAAAATTCATTTAAAGCGTCTTGATCGTTTTTTAAACCATCAACTTCATTCTGCCAGTGATCTATTACACCTACATCTATTAACTCTCTGTCTGGTCCAAAGACATCATTGTTTGGATTATTAAATACTGGAAGTCCGTACTCATCAATAAACCCTTCGTAGTTCCACTCCATTGGGACAAAAAGAGAATATAATCCAGACTTTGTTTGTCCATTTGCATTTCGTTTTGTAACATCTGAGCTATCATATAATTTCTTAAAATTATCTCCTCCTTTGTCTAAAGCATTTGATGTTGAACCCATCATACACTTACCTATAATCCTAGCACCTAGTCTAAGGGTGGTTTTCGTAACACGCCAGTTGTTGAGGATGTTGTTCGGGCGTTCCCATTTCCCACTCTCATCGTGGACGAGGAGTTTGAGTTTCTCCCCATCGTAGGAGTTATCACCGGTGTTCTTCCAATCGATCGTGGTGTCAAGACCCTGTAGGGCTTCGGGTTTGTCGGAACTGACAATACTCCGTCTTGTGAGCTTGGACGCGGGGACACGGAAGGCAAGCTCGGTCTTTGGACGGTCCATTCCGTCCTGGATAGGTTTGAAAAAGAATGGGTAATTAACGGATATCGGTACCACTTTATCTGTGAACATCTTTTTCGCATCGGGTCCAGACTTAGATAAAATACCATATCTGGAGTCGCTAGATATGGTTGCCAAGTTAACCACCTCTCCTGATGCCATAAAGGAAAAGCCTGATCGACGATTCTTAAGGTAGCACAGTCCGTACGATCGTACATCGGCCTTGCAAGCTTCCCAGAATATATAGAATAATCTATTTGCTTCCCGAAAGTCTGGTTTCCCGACGTCAATCTTAGACCACTGCAAGTACATATAGTGAGTGCCAGTAATATAAGTAGACTTACTTTTGTTAAAGTACCAAAAACCTTCTTCTCTTTTTTTAAATTCATCTTCTATGTAGTCTATATATTTCTTTTTGAAGTTTTCAGGATAGCTTTTCCAGTCAAAAATAGTTTTAATTCTATCTAACTCTTTAGGGTATTCTGTTACTTCCCACTTATTTTCTTTAAACTTATGAACAAGTTTAGGTTGTTTTGGTAAAGCTATTTTAAGATTTTGAATATCGTATATCTCTCCAATTTCACCTGTTTTAGATATAACAACAACATCATGCTCTTTGTTATATCCATACTTCCATTTTTTAGACTTGTTAAGTCTTTTAATGGTGTTTATATTTATAGGTTCTACAACCTTATATAAGCTCTGCTCGTACATTACTTAGATCTTTTCTCAGCAAAACCTGAAAAAGCTTTTTCTTCAACAACCTTACTAGTTGTACCATCTATCATGTCTTGCTCTTCCTGCAGCCTATTTAATATTTCAAAAGCATCAAATATAGCTAGCTTTTTAGTCGCAGCAGCATTCTTCAATCTATCTGCTGTTATATCATCACCTGAGTCAACTATCGCTTCTTTAGCTACCTTTATTAACTCTTCAACAGCTTTGTGCCCAGCTAGGATTATATTCTTTTTCGTTTCCTTTACGTTCATATTTTATTTCTATTAAACTTGATTTAATTTTGTAAAGAAGCTCGCCATCAATAACAAACTCGTGCTCGATATTATTTCTAAAACCGACAAGTTCATTTTGTTTATAGCCAGCACTACAGTACTTAATAACGCCAACACACGCTTTTTCCGCAGCTATGCTATACACGTTATCACTTTGTATAGGTTTTATAAAAGAGTAACCATCAACAGCTTTCCATTTGTCAGTATTTTTATATAAAAATATACAATCTAAAGGACAATAAAATAAATCTTCTTGTATAAAAAACCTACTATTTTTTGCTTTTCCATTGTTATCATAAGAGCTTCTGAATATGTTATGATGTATAACAACTTCATCTCCTACTTTCATACTTGTGTTACAATGTCTAGGTAAAGCAACTATAATAGCTGTTCTATTTATACTTTTGTGATCTTCTATTCTAGTATTTATGATCAACTCTTCACTGCCTATTTTTTTAATATTACTATACCTGTTACCAACTGGTTTTATAATAAAATCAAATAACCCTTGCATTAGTACTCTAAATTATACTCAATTGCAATAGCCATATTTTTATTAAAGTCTTTCCAAGGTATAACATTATTACCTTTTTCAATAAATATGCTAAACTTTTTATCTTCCTCAACTATAGCAGTGATGCTATGACCTCCGTAGACCTCTTGGCCCACGGAGTAATGCATAGCTTCATTTTTATAATCTTTACCTATACTAATCTTTCTTATCAGCTTCGACATCGTCTTCTTCAGGAATTTCAGTAATAGTACCATCTTGAATATTTATGCTAACCTTTCCGTATTCTTCTTGGAGTTGGTTTTGCATATCTACTAACTCTTTTTGAACTGCACCAAGTTGGTTAAGCATCTGGAATTTTTGATTTTCTAAGGTTCCAACTTGCAACCTAGCTCTATCAATTAACTGAAGCTTACCTTGTAAGGTTTCTAATTGTTCATCTGTGATTTTCTCAGCTTTTGGAGCTAAGTCTACTAATTTTTCTTTTGCCATTTTTTTTATTTATTTAATTAAACTTAATTTACGCCCAAGGTAATTCTTTAACAACTTTAGCAGGTAGGGCTTGATCTGCTAATAGTTTGTTTACGACTGATTTATTAAAATCAACGTTTGTGCTATTTTTTATAAACACAACAACATCCGCTTCTGTTAAGTCAGCGTATGCTTTAAAGTTTTCCGCATCTGGATCACCTAATTCTATTTGAAAAGTATAATTTGCTGTTTTTTTATCGTCACCAGTTCCTTCACTAGCTTCGTATTTAAAAGTAACATTACAAACTACATCAGCTAAGTCATTATAGCTTTCGTAAGTTGTTACATTTAGTATTGTGTATGTATATGTTATTGCCATGTTTATATTATTACGTTATTTTCTTGTTTTTTAACTACCTAATGTCAGTATATCACTAAGTACACAGTGTTCTTGTTAAAACTGAACCACTACTAGTTGTTATATTATAATAAGAGTTAACAAATGGACCTACTTTATATTGACCATCTGCTACAGTATTTTCCCCGTCGCTGTCAGAGTAAGCTGTATCACCTACTGCTATTAAAGCGCTAGAACCATCATGATAATTAGTATTAGGTAGATTTGTACCATATCCACAAGCTGCTTTACTTTGTGTTGGTGAAGCACCAAACGAGTATAAGCTAGCCGCGGCGGAAGCGTCGT